ACATAGAAAAGAAAAGATTCATATTCGCCACTATGACCGACAATATCCCAAGAATATTGCGTGGGATAAAGGACGACCCCCGTGAGAAACTTTTTGAGTTGCAGTCTTTGATAGGTATGCTTTCGGTGGATGCGGTTGAAAGTAAGGATGTGTTATACTCCGATGATGTGGAAGCACGTAAGGCTGATTACGAGGAACGTATGAAATCTTTAGGTGTCACATATCTTTCTATGGGGTGTGACGATTTGGACAAAACTTTCTTCGGATACCGTAAACAGGATTTAATTACCATTGGTGGTAAGGCTGGTCAAGGTAAATCGTGGCTGCTTGTTTATCTGGCTTATCTTCTTGAGCAGACCATACTTGACCGTATGGAAGCTACGGAAGAAACTTTCGGTGATATACTGTTTATCACAAATGAAATGGGAGAGGAAGAAATAAAGGAACGCATTGACTGCATCCGTTTCAAGCTCCCCTATGAAAAGTTTATGAAAGGTACATTATCCGAAAGGGAAAAGTCACGTTATTACAGAGGTCTTGACGCTCTTAAAAAACATAAGTCCAAGCTAAGGATAGTTTACAGTTGCCAGACCATTGACGAACTTGCAACCTTTATGGGTCTGTACCAGCCTAGTGCGGTATTCGTGGACGGTTCCTATCTTATGGAAAGTAAGATGCAGGAGGGTTGGGAGAAAATAGTCTACATTACCCGTAATCTGAAACGGCTCGCAAAAAATTTCAAGACACCTATTATCAATACCACACAGTTGAAGCGTGGTTCCTCAAAGACAGCCAGTAAATTTTCTATGGATGGTATGGAGGATTTTGCATACGGTAACTCATTTGTGCAGGATTCGGATATTGCCATAAGAATGTTTCAGGATGCCGATATGAGGTTTCACGATATAATCGGTTGTGAAGTTGTAAAGGCAAGACGTGTCGTTTCCGGAACTACTCTGATTTTCCAGAATGATTTGGATAATATGCTTCATTCAATTACCTTAGCTAAAAAAGAGGAAGATGAAAGACCGAAAGTCGAAACTAAAACAGACTATTGATTTTGTGGACATGAACGGTGTGGGTACTGTCAGATGCCATGATGGATTTCGTGACGTTATGGTGTACGGGTACTTTCATAGATACCATTGGGATTTCATTGTCCATCAGGATGTGGAATTTCCCGACTGCTACATAGTAAGTGAGGCATCTACCGGAATGTGTATGACCGACCCATGTTTCGCTGTTATGGAGGATGCCTTGTCTGCGGCACTTTCCGTTATTGATGAAAAACGGTATTATTTTTTCACCCGTACAAAAGATGTGCTCGTGGATGGAAAGTACAACCTTAATAATAGAAACACGAATCCTTTAACTTTAGGAGTTATGCAGTTATGTATGAATTAAGAAAAGAAACCGGAACAACTTTTGTTTATGCCTATGATGGAACACATGGTGAAATAAAGGCATTTGATTTCCTGTACAGCCATGTTATGTACCATGAGGGTTTTAAGTATTATGTTGGGCATACAGACGGTTATCCCAAAAGGATTGCATTGGTTGAAGCCAATTCCCATGCCTTTGCAGTTACTTATCAGGAAACGGTTCCCAACATAGCTGCAAAAAAACTTTGTGACTTTTATATGTTCAAGCTCAAGAAAAAAGGCCTTGATGTTCCATCGGCTGTTGACAGTTTTAATTCACGGAATAATTTATTTATTGATATATGGAAGATAATAATGTAAGACCGTCTTTCTTTAAGAGAATCGGTTTGTTTTTTCAATTCTTGTGGGAAGCAGTCAAGAATAACTACGTTTCCTTTATTACATGGATGCTCATAGTTATTTGTGTGCTGTTCATTATATGGCTGTTCATTGAACCTATCGTATGGTGGACACCTATTTCTGAGGTTCGGTTATATGTCCGGGCGTTTCTTATTATGTTTGCCATAAGCACTTTCTCTACGTTACGTCTGTATAATTCCATTGTAATAAACAGCCGTTTTGCTTTGAAGTTGCGTGAAATACTTACCCGTATTGAAAGATTGCTCCCACGCATCAATCAGGTTATGGAATCATCCCGTACATCCGCAAAGGAGAATACAAGTGCCATGACAAGACTTTCTGCCAGTCTGAAAAAATTGTCGGAAGCTATGGATGATTTCAACAGAATGGAGAATAACAAAAATAACAGAAGAAACAATGACTGACTTACTGGAGGTATTCAAAGACTTCAATCCGCAGAAAATGACCAACGGGCAGATTCGTATGGAATGCCCGTTCCGTGAAAATCATCCGGACGGTAGCGGAAGAATGTCATTCTTTGTATCTCCCGATAAGAACGCTTTCCATTGTTTTTCCTGTGGAGCACACGGAAACCTAGTACGTTTGCTTACCACGAAGTTCGGAGTCAACTATTTCGAGGCGGTGGAAATGGTTAACCTTGTTGACTATCATCCCGAAGAAAAGGAGTTCGAGCTTGATTTAATGTGGGATGTGAATAATCCTCCGCAGGAATTTCTTAAAAGGGGTTTGCGCAGAGATACTTTGAAACATTTTCGTGTGGGCATGATGGACAAGGAATGGTTCGTTATTCCTTATTACAAGGATTTTTCCAATCCGGACACTTTGCTCGGTTATCAGAGAAGATGCTATTATCCCGACCGGAAAGTCCGTAACAGTAAAGGGTTCGATAAAAAGAATTACTTGTATAACCTTGACTTTTCATATAACTATGTAGTAGTTGTGGAAGGTCAGACTGATGTTATGCGGTTATATCAGCATGGTTATAACGCTACGGGTATCATGGGGGCTGACTTAAGTAACTGGCAGGCTGAACAGTTGGGAAAATTTGACAAAGTGTACCTTGCCCTTGATAATGATACTGCCGGACGAAAGGCTACCGAGATTTGCTATCACTTACTTAAAAATCATACCGAGGTGCTATTAGTTCCTTATCTCAGCAAAGACCCGGAAAAATGTATATCTCCGAAAGTATGGAGCAGGGCGTTTAATAATTCTACCGATTATCTGCAATATTCTATGGAAATGACAATGAACTGGGATTCATATTTGGACTTATGTACCGAGGTACAAAAAGAATTGGAGGAAAGAAATGACTAAGATATTATCAATCTGCGATTATTTGCTTATTATACATATAAGCAATGAAGAGGATGCTATAAGTTATTTTGAAACACATCTCAAAATAGCACCATTACAAAGTTTGGTAGTAGCTATCAGTTTTCCTAAGACTGATGTTATGAGAAATATAGAAACATCAAATCATGTATTTGATTATTTTACAGGTGACACTGTGCCCTTTGTAAAAAAGTGGCGTGAGGTATTTAAACCCTATAATGATGAGAATGACCCCATAGCTTACTTGGATGAGAAACGGTCAATAAAAGTAGGTCCTTTTGACACATTTTCCTATGAACATAAAATACCATTTGATACACTAAGGTATCTACGGGATGAAACATACGTAGACCATATTGTTTATGAGAATAGGAGAAATCTACTTGACAGGCTCATCACTAATGATTCATTGTGGGAATCCATGATACATGTAGGTGCTACCCCTGAGGGTGTTGAAATAAGGGAAAGACTAAATGTAGTCAAACTAGAATCCGCTTCTACTTTAATCGAGGAATTAAAGGCTCTTAGAAAGGATTTGCATTGATGAAAAAATTTTCTTATATTTAAGTGTGATTAATAAAAGCACATTCGTTTTATTTTATGTGTAACCGGCAATACAATGCCATTTAAAATTAAAGATTATGCCAAGTAAGACTATTGGACGTACACGTTCAAGACGTGGTGGTGATGAAAGTTCACCAAGAAGTTCTAAAAGAGAACAAGGTTGGGGTGCTGTTGCAAGACGACAGGAAGAAGTTAAAAAACGCATTGAAGAAGCTGGAAACTCTCTTCGTGAATTTTGGCTTAAAACTGGTGAAAGCGCCATTATCCAGATTCTCCAAGAAGAACCTTATTGTTTTGATGCACATCAAGTGAAAGACAAACGAGGAAAATGGACTATTGTTCCCTGTCAATTGAATACAGGAAAACATTGTGTCCTTTGTTCCGATGGTGTCAAACAGACATGGCGTGCTGCTTTCAAGATTCTTGATTACCGTGGTACTTGGGACAGTGATAAGAAACGGTTTAAGAACGACAAACCTGTTGAAAAGATATGGATTGTCGGTTCTACTATCGCTAACTCACTTAAACAGGTTAGGGATAAGGACAAGAAAGGAAGAGAACTTAATCAAATGGTTCTTGAGGTCACACGTTCCGGCGAGGGTAAGGATTCCACTTATAACTTCGAGCAGGCTTTTGACGAAGATGATAAGCGTATGCGACCTATTGACTGGGATGAACAAGGAATGACTGCCGAGGAATATTGCCAGCCGCCTACGGAGGACGAAATTGACGAAGCAGGTTATACCGATGAAGATTAAGTGTTAACTGTAAGGAGTTAGGTTCAAGACTTAACTCCTTATTCTTATTTGAAGTGATTATGATAAAGATTCCTGTTTTCAAAGGTGTGGTTCAGTTACTTGAAAGTATCGGGGAAGTAAAGGAGTATTTCAGTAAGTGCGAAGAGGATAAACTTCTTGCATTTGACTGGGAAACCACAGGGTTGGAATATGATGCGATTCCTCTAGGACTTTCCTTGCACCAAAAAGGTGTGGGCGCTTGTTTTATTCCAGTGGATTTCTTCTTCTCAAAAGGGGTTCCAATGAATGAACTTGCCGAAGTTTGCAATGAGAGGTTTCCCCATTACAAGCTGATAGCACACAACGCCAAGTACGATACCATGATAAATAAGATGAACGGTATCAAGGATGAGTGTTATAAGATATTCGCGGATACACTGGTTATGGTTCATCTAGTAAACCCATCACTCGACAAACAGCTAGAGAAACGTGTTGCCGAGGATTTCGGTTACGTCAAAAAGACCTTTAAGGAGATATGCGGTAAGGCGTGGAATAAGATAAACTGGTCTGTTGAAGGTGATTCCCTGCTTGAACTTCTTGCCGGATATGCTGGTGAGGACACTTACTGGACCACAAAAGTATTCTACAAGTATAATCCTCTTATGGATGAGGATGCCCATAGAATACATGATAGAATTGAACTTCCGCTTATTCCGATTCTTCGGGATGCCAAAATTCGTGGGGTTCTTATTGATGTTCCCTTGTTAAAGGAAATGGGTGAGCAGATAACTGCCGAACTTCCCAAGATACTTGATGAGGTGTATGATGAGTGCGGTTGTGTATTCAACTTAAATTCTGCAAAGCAGAAAGCTGCCGTATTCTTTGATAAGATGAAACTTCCTATTGTAAGCTATTCCAAAAAAACAGGAGCACCCAGTACGGATGCTGCTACATTTGAGGAATGGGATTCTATGGGAATACGTGTCGGTGCTCTTATGAACGAATATTCGGAGTTGAACAAATTGTACACCGGATATGTTAAGGCTATTCCTAACTTGGTTGACGAGCACTCGGTTCTAAGAGGTGACTTGAACAGTTGTGGTACAAAGACAGGACGTTTCGCATCTACCGGACCTAACTTACAGAACCAACCTAACAATTACCATTTTCCCATACGTGAGGCATTTGTTCCAAGACCGGGCTATAAGTTTGTCAACTATGACTACTCACAGTTGGAACTCCGTGTGATGGCGCACATGAGTAAGGATGAACGGTTTATGGATATCTTCCTGCACGGACGTGACCCACATGGTGAGGTTGCCAAAGCCTGTAATATTACCCGTAAACAGGCAAAAGTGATGAACTTTGGCGTGCTGTACGGTATGGGAATCGGTAAGTATATGAGAACTTTCAATGTGGCCAAGGAACGTGCCATTGAGATGATTGACAATTATCATAAGTCGTACATAGGATTTGCCCATTGGAAAGAAGCTACTGAAAATTTTGCCCGAAAACATGGGTACGTGAAAAATCTGTTCGGTAGAATACGTGTTTTCAAGGAAACTACAAAGTCCAAGTTCACCCGTAATGAAGCCATGTATTATGCCGAATTAAGACAGGCGGTAAACACCATTATCCAAGGAACTGGTGCGGATATAGTGAAACTGGCTACTATCGCAATGTGCCGGAAGTTCAAGGAACTTAATCTTGATGCCCATTTTTTATTGCAGGTTCACGATGAGGTTCTTATTGAAGTACGTGAGGACCAAATGATGGAATGTGAAAAAGTGGTTATTGACTGTATGGAAAACACCGTCAAACTGGACGTGCCGTTAATTGCCGATGGCAAAATACTTGCAAACTGGGGCGAGATGAAAAATGACGATATTGTTTCTTATCCATACAGATTCAACTATGGTCTAGTAATGGGAGTATTATAAATGGAAAATTACAAATAAACTATGGCTAAAAAACTTTCAGTCCTAAACTCCATGTTATCCAAGTTCAATGATTTAATGGGTGACGGAGTTGTTCACACTGCGGCTACACTACCTAAGTGCCGTAAGATATTAAGCCGTATTCCGGCGTATAACTATGTTACCTGTGGAGGTTTCCCCATAGGAAGAGTTATCGAACATTATGGTGAGAACGGTTCCCTTAAAAGCTATGCTTCCTATGATGCCATAGCAAAATTCCAGCATTATGATTGGGCAAACCATGAGCCTAACGCTTTCAAGTCATTCACCTATAAAGGCGATGATACAATGAGGGAACTGGAATCCTTTGAACTGCGTGACGGTTATAAGCCCAAAAAACCACCTGTGGCACGAAGAGTTGCCCTTGTGGATATTGAGGCTACCTACACTCCCGACTGGGGAGAAAATTTCGGTATTGACAATGAGGGTCTTATTTTGGTAAGACCTACCCTACTTAGTAACTGTGTGGATATTATACAGGCATTGCTTGAAAATGAGGAAATAAGTCTTGTGGTTCTGGACAGTATGTCCGCTATCGGTACTGACGAGGAAATAGGAAAATCTATGGAAGACCAGCAGATGGCTTCCGGAGCACGGTTCTGGAATAAGGCGTGCCGTAAATTCCAAGCTGCCATGAACAGTAATCCGACAAAGGAATCCACCCTTATAGTTATCAATTCGGCATACCAAAAAACGGGCATAGCATACGGCGACCCAGAAGTAATACGTAACGGTGAACAGTTAAAGCGCACGAAATCATTATCCGTGAAATTCAAGGCACTTAAAAAACTCAATGCCAAAGTTGATGAGGGTGAGATTGTAATCGGAAGGAACATATCCATTGAATGTGTGAAAAACAAGGTGGGTGTTCCCCAAAGAAGTGCTACATTCTTTTACGCTTATGTGGACTATGGAGGTACACAGGCATATTCTACTGATGCCTCCGGACAGATAGTTGACCTTGCCATGAAATATAATCTCGTAGAACGTAAAGGTTCTTGGTATGACTATAAAGACCTCCATGTACAGGGCATAGACAATTTCGTGAGTGAACTTACAAAATCCGGGATGCTTAAAAAGCTGGAAAAGGAGGTGTACCGTGAGATGTTTTGATGTAACTCCTGTGCTTATTCCTGTGGCGGTGCTTGTGTTTCTTATGGCTCTCCACACTGAGGTAAGTTTTTCACCGTTCCGTATAACTTTCCATAACTGGAGAATGGTTGTAGGTGTGCTTCTTATTACTTTGGGCGTTCACTTGATATGCCAAGGTGAAATCATAAAGTACAAAAAAGAACATATTGAGAAAATCGAATAACTAACAAATCCGGCTGACGGAGTAACAAAGTAGTAACCAATCATAGGTTAGATAATCAGCAATTATACTACTTTAGTACCGAGTTAGTCGGATATTAATATTTGACTATGGGAAAGAAAATTGAAATGACCGAAGATGAATTTAAGAAAATCGTTCTTATTCTCAAATGCAGCAAGAGATATGTCAACTTACCCCCTAACAATTTATTTTTGGGGAACCTTTGGAGGGTGTCCAGTAAACTGGCTGACAAGTTGTTGAAAAGAAACGGTTTTCAAATTGTCAAAGGTACAGGAAGTCGTTATACAGTAAAACCTGTGGAGGACAAAAAACTGGAAACTGACTAAAACTTTACGATTATGGCAAAAGGACTTTTTGGAGGACTGTTTGGTGGTCAAGGACTACAAATGGTTGGTAAACTTACAAAGCAGAACATGGAGAAACTTCAAGCGTCAAAACCCCATGACGAAAAGAACTCGGAAGATTCACCTCTCCGCAAATTACGTGACGCAATCAAAAAGTAATCTCGAAGCCTCATTGGAAAATCCAGTGGGGCTTTATTTTTCAGATTGTTTTCCTCCTAAATTTTTCCTATATTCAAGTATTAAAAATTTCTCACTATGAAAAAAGGAACCGTACATTTCACATTAAGCGATGATGCAGGTAAACTTCTTATGCAAATCGCCCAAGAAGCATTATTATATGAGTTAGACCCAGAAAAAGCTATAAAGGTAATAACCACATCCCTTATGGGGTGTCCGGATAATATCGCTCTCAAGATACTTAAAGGTGATATGGAACATAGATTAAAAGGTGGAATGGTTATTACTGTTAAGGGAGATACCATAAAGTTTTATGGAGGAACGTTGACTTATAAATGCTTTGGTGAAAGAGATATTAGGAGTGTTGTAATTGATGAATCAAAATATAAAGAAGATTAGCTATGGCAATAAAGATTATTAAAGAAGCTAATAAGAAAAATCCGATTTACTTCCGGCGTTGTGACAGATGTGGATGTGAATTTGAGTTTGAGAAATCGGATATACACAGTGAGTTTTTTGACCAAAGAGAAGGGTATAATGTAATATTTATCCCATGCCCTTCCTGTGGTAGCACTACTGGAGTTAAAGAAAAGATAATACGCTATGAGTAAAGTAACAGATATTAAAACAGAGAAGGAGGAATAAATTATGTGTAATTCAATAGAATGGGGCAGATGCGAAATATGTGGAAAAGAAACCCAGTTGGAACGTACTTATTTTTACTATCCAATTCATTGTGAATGTTGTGGCAATAAGGAAAATAGACATTTTGAAATGATAAGACATTGTAAAAAATGTCCTGCCCCTATGCCTAAAGAAATACATCCACTATGTAAGGCAATGGACGGTAAGACTTATCATGCGAGTGTTTCCAATATGCTTCCCATTGATATTCATGGAGAGTTTATTATAAATGAGCGAATAATTAAGGAGGAATAACTATGGGATTTACAACACCGTGTTTCATACGCAAAAATACTGATAATATTAGAAATAGATTAAAAGAACTTGGCTATTATTGTAATCCATATTTAGGTTGGCATAATCTATGTACTTGTATGTTTGGAATTATTTCGGTTTATTCATGGCGCGATGATGATATAAATGCTCTTAAAGAAATAGATGTCCTTGTTGATTGCGGAGCTAACGAGGAACTTTTCCTAGCTATCGCTGCATTAAGGGATGATACGGACAAGTACCAATGGTTTACCGATGGGGATTTATGGTTTAAATGTGGTGATGAAGTATGTAATGAAGGTAGAAAAATACACAAGGCTACTGTAAACGAATTGATTGAACATTTTAAAATAAAGGAGGAACAATGAAAGCAAGAGTAAAAGCAACAGGGGTTTTGGTAGATGTAATTCCCAAAGTAAATGTCAACGCTCAACATAGCGGAGATAATCTATATGTATGTGATAACATGGTTTACAGAGAATGCGAACTTGATTTTTTGAATGTTGGGAATTTAGTAATTGATTGGGAACAACGTAGGTACGAATTAGCGAAAGATATTATTAAGGCTGTTATAGCAGATGACCGTGGGGGTAATTCTGATGCAATCGCTAAATATGCGGTTAATTGCGCTGATGCACTAATTAAAAGATTAAAGGAGGTAAATAATGGATAGCGTACAGACACAAACACTTTCCATTAAAGGACATGGAGGTGGTGAAGCGTATATTGACTTTTGCGATGGACAATTGTGTGTTTCTGTTGTTATAGAAGGGAAGCAAGCGGATTTTAGCTTTGAACCTGTTACTCTAGGAATGTTTGCCCATGCTTACAAACTGCATTGTGAAGAGTGTAAAGCCTATGAAAAACGTAACGAAAATAGCCAAGAAGTCAGCCGGACTTAGCCAAAGATGTTCGATTTGCCCACTTTTGAGAAGCTGTACTCCAGAAATAAACAGAATTTGTTTTGACAGCTTTGTGGAGGGATTCAAGAAAGGAGCCAAGGCGGCAGAAAAAGAAATAAACAAGAAATTTAAATCAGAAATATGATAGATGCTTGCGTACTTACAACATTAATAGAAATACTATTTCCCCAAGAAACAGTATTTAATTGTTTTGGTGTAGCAGTAACGTTCCTACAATGGAAGGTTCCCAAGACTGGTCTTTGTTTTGAGGCGGTTCAAAGAAATGGAAAATGGGGTTGTGTTACTTCATTTATGGCAAGTACCCATGGGTATGGACATCCTCTTACCCGTTCTGACTGTGTGCATGATACTTTGGAACAAGCTGTAATGCACGCATGGAACAAAGAAGTTCTTCATGGGTTTAATATGGGAAAAACCAATTGGGAAACTCATGCTCGTAAAGAGTATTCCAAGTGGCTTGAAAGTTCTGATAAAATTTCTTATTTTAGTGTACAAAACTTATTTTAGGAATATGACTGAAAAACAAAAACAGCAGTATCTTACTGCACAACAGGCGAGGGAAATCGCCACCACTCCTTACAGGGAGGTATTTACCAAAATAAAAATGGCTGCTGAAAGCGGCAAGTGTTCATTGACGATAGGATTCTGTACGGATGTGTCCGAGTTGGTAGAGATACTTAAAAGTGTTGGTTACTCTGTAACTCTTACCACCAGTTACAGGGATAGCGTAATGAAGATTCACCGGATATATTCTATACAATGGTAAAGAGTAAATTCGGGTATCTGAACAAACTTATGGACGGTTCCACTACTACACGGGAGCGTTCCAAAAAACAGGAAAGTCGTATAGCTAAAAAACTCCGTGGCTATACGACTATCAATTCAGGAGCCACATTCGGGCAAAATGATGTGATTACTGATTTTTGTGAAATTGAGGCAAAAACCACAGCCCATGAATCATATAGCCTTAAATTATCCGAGTGGGTTAAACTGAAAAAGAAATGTTCGGCTAAAAAAATTCCTATCTTTGTGGTGGATTTTGAGAAATCCCGTGACAGCCTTGCTATTCTTACTTATGAGGACTTACAATTTTTGATTGAACTTGCGTATAAGGATAACAGTTAGGGGGTTTTGTTATTTCCATAAAAATTTGTATATTTAACTATGCCGAAAATAAACTTATACCGTATATTCCGCTTTGAATATAAGAAACAACAACACGGGTTGTTTAAAGTGGTGGAATATTCACAAATGACTGATGGTACAGGATTCCGGAAAAGAACACTCCGAAAAAATCTGGATTTGAGCACCGCAGAGAGTATAATTTATAACTTAGAAAAATCACATAAACTTTTTTAATCTCACAAAATGGAAAAATATTACTTTTTGAGAACTCTCGTAGAAGAGGGTAGACAACGTTGTAAGGCACTTAACGGTCAGACTTTTGAAGATGGTACTAAAATCGACAGCACGGTAAATGTAAGTGCCGACAGGTCTTTAAGGGATGCGTACCCCACGGGTACAACCTTTGTGACCGATATGCTCAAGCCTGCCAGTAAGTATTATCAGGCAGGAAACATCTTTCCTATCGGTATTCTTGATGCTGATTATCGGGACCCGAAACATAAGCCTACCGAAGAAATGGTTAGAGCCTATGAAATATTTATAGGTACCTCCACCTCTTCTTATGATTCTGGCAGTTCAGATGAAAAAAAGGACACCAAGACTTCCTCCAAAACTTTATTGGGGAAGATGAAAACAAATCCGGAATTTAAAATCCCCTCTATCGGTTCAGAGGGTTTCTATGTAGATTCAGATGTATGGTATCTGCTTATGCGTAATATTCAGAATCAGGTGAACACGATGCTTATCGGTGCTACGGGTGGTGGTAAGACCGAACTTGTGTTACTTGCCTGTAAGAAACTTGGCATATCCTGTTCTGTCTATGATATGGGTTCCATGTATGACCCAGTAGCCGGACTTTTAGGTGTACACCGATTGCAAAAGGGAGGTGTATCAGTATTTGACTATGCCAAATTTACAAGGGATATATCCAAACCGGGTGTAGTGCTTTTGGACGAGTTATCCCGTGCACCCGTTACTACTAATAACATTCTGTTTCCCTGTCTTGACAGCCGTAGAAAACTTCCTGTGGAAATTGCCGGCGGTGAGGACTTACGTGAAATAGAAGTGCATCCGGAATGTTGTTTTGTAGCAACTGCCAATGTTGGTGTGGAATATACGGGTACAATGAGTATGGACCGTGCACTTGTAGGACGTTTCTTCCCTATCGAATTATCATATATGCCACCGGAACAGGAAAACAAGGTTTTGGTAAAACGCTGTGGAATTTCCCTTTCGGACGCTACAATTATTACAAAGGTTGCAAACAGTTTGCGTAATATGTATAACAAACAGGAGATAAGCAGTTCCATTTCCACCCGTGAAACTCTTATGGTGGGTGACTTGGTTGCTGACGGATGGGATTTGGTACGTGCTATGGAACTGGTTCTTCTTCCTCTTTTTGAAGGTACTCGCTCCGATGGAGAACGTGGTATCGTATGCAGGGTGATTAGTAGTAGATAAAAATTTCTTGCCTATGGCAACAAGTAATCAATTTCCCGTAGACAAACCTAAGAAAAAGACCTACGGTAGCTTGTGGTATAACGGGAAACGCATCTTGAAAGATAGGGCGTTTCCTATACTTAATGCCAAGAAATCCGAGTTGCTTAAAACCGGGTATTATAAAAAGGAACTATTTAAAATAACATATTGACTATGGCTGTGGATAAAGATATGGTTGTCACCGATGAAATCGTGGACGAACTTTTGGAAGATTGGTTGGAACGTGACGGTAAGGCGTTCACACATATACGAAAAGAGGGGAAACTTGATTGGGAAAGTACCTTGGAAGAGGGAAGTGCCTATTCTTCCTACTATCTGGAATGTGCTGATGAAGCAGAACTGATAAAGCGTGCATATCCTCTGGCACGTGATATGATAACTTCTATGGATATTCCCTACAAGGTAAAAGTTGTAATTCATAACGGGGAGGACAGTTTCACTGACTTTCAGAAAGTACAGGTTTCCACCATAATGCTTACTGACAAGGCTCTTACTGTTGGTGAACGGTTGGACGTATTTTTGGGGACCACTGTACATGAGGGATGCCACTTGTTGTACACAAACAAGGAACGTCTGACTTCTATCGGTAACAGAATCATATCCCGATTATTCAATATACTGGAAGATGAACGTATTGAGAAACTTTGCGGTGATTTGAAACCGGGTTTCGCACGATTCTTGGAACGAAGCAAATATTACTGGTTTGACAGTTACTACTTGGATTATGTCGCTCCCAAAAAAGAAAAATCGGAACTTAATGATTTTGAGGTTCTTCTCAATCTTATACTGGAGATTGTCCGATACCCTAAATACATAGATGAAGCCGAGATAGTAAAGTATGCTCCATATCTCGTTGAAATAAAGAAAGTGCTTTTACCCTATCCAGTAACTACTAAGGAAACGGTTCTCGCTGCCTATAAGGTTTTTGATATTCTTAAAGAGTTCTATAAGGACAAACTTGAAGAGGAAATGAAAGAGGATTCCGCTTCCGGAGGAGGACTATCGGGTGTGGAGGTTGAGAAACGAATGGCATCCGACAGTTCGGATATACTTGACAAACTTGACCGTTCAATGCCGGACCGTATGGGTGACTCCAAAATTGCTGATGCCGTGAAAAAGGACAGAGGTTTGCTTGGAGATGTATGTGAGGGCACAGTAGATATGGGAGGAACCAAGGATGCCTTTTTCAAATTTCCTCCTACTAATGAGGAACGGTACAAGGAATCACTTGCCAGAGTTAAACGTTATGCTCCAGCAATATCCAAAGTTATACGTTGCCATTGTAAGGAATACCAGTACATACACCGCTCTATGAGAAGCGGTATGCTGGATACTTCCAAACTTGCCGAAGCCGTACAGGGTGTTCCTACCGTATATATCCGACAAGGTGAAGTAAGGACTGACGGTGTAAGTGTGGGCGTGCTTATTGACGAGAGTGGTTCCATGTGCGGTGGTAGAATAGAAGCTGCCCGTGATACTGCCATACTTATCAATGAGGCTTTGGGGGATTCTCCAAAAGTGGAACTGTTCATTTACGGTCATTCGGGTGACAGTCGTTTTGACGGTGCTACCGAACTAATGATTTACCGTGAAAAAACTTTCAAGCCAAGGTATTCCCTGGGTTCTGTTGAGGCAAGATGTGAAAACAGGGATGGTATTGCCATACTTGAAACCGCCCAGCGTATTCGCAAACAGACACAGAATCATGTTTTGCTGTTTGTTCTATCAGACGGTGAACCGAGTGCTTCCCGTTACAGGGGCAGTAAGGCGATAGAACATACAAAGGAATGTGTGGATAAAGTAGAGAAAATGGACTTTACTGTAATTCAGGTCTGTATTAATATGTGTTATGACCCAAAGACAATGTTCAAACATTGGGTTGTGCTTGAGGACATGAGTAATCTCGCTTTCAGCTTAGGGAAAGTAATCAAGAAAGCTACTCTAAGTGCAGCAAAAGTTCATGTTTTATAAACAGCATTTTGGAAACTAAAAAATATTTGTTATCTTTGAAACATCAAATCGGAGGTTAAATGATGTTCTAGGAACAGCGTTGGATTTGTGAGATTGCCGATGCTGTTCCACTTGGTTCCATAGCTCAGTTGGATAGAGCAACGCCCTTCTAAGGCGTGGGTCAAGTGTTCGAGCCACTTTGGAATCACCAGACTCTCTGATATTTGTAATTTTCCATTCCGTGTTAGGAGCAGTTCAGAAATGGCTGCTCCTTTCCTTTTAACTTAAATAAAAATGACTAGAGGTGGTATAGGGAGGTTACTCCGTAAAACTATAAAAGGTTCTTCCGATGAGAAACCTTTATCAATTTCTGATAAGATAAATTCTGCCTGTGTAAACGGGGTTACTTCTGCCAGTATATTTTCCGTTTTGGGAATCCGCAGAAAGATTAAGAAACTTCTTGGTATAACAGAAGATTTTAACCGTGATATTTTCTTTATGGAGTTCATGGATTTCTATATGACTGTAATGGCTCCGGATAAACGTGCAGAAGGTGTATTTCACCCGTCACAATTATTGGACGGATGCCCAAGGCTCATGTACTATGACTTATGTAGGCTTCCTCCCAGTGACGTTAGGGTTTCCACCATCACGGGGGAACTTCAAAGAACATTCGATGTGGGTACATGGTATCATGTATATATGCAGGCTATACTTTATAAAATAGGACTTCTCGAACAGGCGGAAGTTCCAGTAGTGAATAAAGACCGTTACATAAATGGTAAGGCTGATGGTGTATTCAAGAAATCGGTATTCGGGGAGAAAGTGGTTTTGGAAATAAAGACCATGAACTCTTTCTTTTACAGAAAAGCGATATTCCGTCCATTTGCCAAACATGAGTTTCAGGCATCCCTGTACGCTAGAGAACTAGGTGCTACTAAAGTTCTGTACCTGTACATAAACAAGGATACTTCCGAAATAAAGGATTTCCTCATGCCCGTAAATGAAACGGAGTTGGAAAAAGCCGATGAAAAGATGAACACTATTATTGACTGTGTGGAAACTAAAACTCCTCCTGCAAGAATTTGTCCGGACGCCCATTGCAAGGCTGCTTTGAGCTGTCCTTATACAACTTATTGTTTTAAACATTAAATCTCACAAATTATGCCAGTAAGAAAACCTAAAGAGGAATCTTCTCCGTTAGAAAGATTCCGTAAAGTATTTGCCGAGGTAGAGGCTCCAAAAGGAGGTTTACCCACAATGCCAGTAACCATAGCGGAAACAAGTTCTACCGAACTGGGTAACATGATTGCCAAATATTCCGCATGGCGTGAATTTACCGAGGATAGACACATGGAAGCTTGTGCTGTTTATGCCCAATGTAAGTCTGAATATGACTTAGCGTGTGATAAGGCGATGCTGTCCGCAGGTGGTGGTACTGTAACCGAAAGAAAAACTTCCGCTAAAGTAACTCCCGAAGTGGAGAAGTTGAATAAGAAACTTCTGGAAGCGGAAATATTCCGTGACCTACTTGCGGGAAAACTCGAATCATTCAGTAATGTGCTGGCAATGCTTAGTAGGGAACTGACACGAAGAGGTGTCGAAAATATGTAGACTTATGCCCCATAATCCTAGTTGTTTCCCTTTGGGAAGCTATATAAAAAGTGTATATTCAGGCAAGGTATATCAGATTACCCAGTTCTACAAAAACGGGATGTGTAATCTTTATCAGCCTTACCTAAATTCTAATGAAAACTGGAACGCCTGCAATAATCCACATTTTGTAAGAGTAGATATTCCAGTGGAACTATTAACCGTTTTAATGTAATGCCTAAAAGAAGTATCGGTAGGAGATTACGACCTAAGAAGGAAGTTATCCGTAAGAATAATGTAGTGGTTAAGAAACCAACGTCAAAGAGCTGTTGGAAGTCATTTGAAAGAGAAGTTGCCAAACATTTCGGTACAAAGAGAGTTCCATTGTCCGGAAGTAATAGCGGTCATAATACTAACAGCGACACGCTTCATCCCAAACTGTACATTGAATGTAAGGTTAGGGGAAAATCCGCTATATGGACTTTGTTCGAGGATACTAGGAACAAGGCTAAAGTGGAGAAAAAAATTCCCATTATCGCTTTGCGCCAAAAAGGTGGTAAAGGATACCTGCTTGTTATACGTCCGGAAGATTTACATAAGATTTCAAAAATACAACTTGAATCTGTGGAAGTAGACGAATAATTGTTATATTTGCACTATTCAAAGTCACGCTGGGTAAAATCGTAGTAATTATGGAAGCAATTAATGAAGTACAAGAAAAAGTCACTACCCTAAGATGCAGTTCATCTACTGATGCCAAGAAATTGGCTGGTAGTATTTATTCTACCTACCAAAGCAATCCCGATAATGATATTATAATAAGAGTTATTGGTGCGGGTGCGCTTAACCAAGCTATTAAGGGTGCAATTATAAGCAATAAATTTTTTGCTAAAAAGGGAATATTGATAGGTGTCCAGCCGTTTTTTCAGGATGCGTCCTTGAATACTACTGCTATTGGACTTAAAATATTCTTTTTAAGTATATAATTTCGCAGGTTTTATTTGGAAGAATAAAAGTTTTTAGTACATTTGCACAAGCGGTTTTTACAGCTAATCGCTTTATAAATGAATACTGCTGGACTTTTAAATTTTCACTATTATGGGAACAACTAGAGGTGGAGGCGGTGGTGGCGCTGCCGGTACTGCTCGTAGAGGCGGTGGCAGTGGACGTAGAACTGCTACTCGTGGTGGCAGTGGACGTAGAACTGCTACTCGTGGTGGACGTAGACGTTAAGCCCTCCAAAAGTATTCACAAAAAGCCTGCTATTTACATAGTGGGCTTTTTTCTATTTTAATAAGATTATGAAAAGAGAAAAAGTAGTTTTGCTGTTTACTGGAGGTTTTGAAAGCCTGTATAATCTGGATAAACTCTCCAAATCGTATGATATTCATTTGTTCTATGTTGACTATGGGCAGGACAATATTGAAAAAGAACTGTCTGCAATAGGTTATTATATTGAAATCTATAAAGATTCCGTCAAGAGTTTCCGCAAAGTAACTTACCCCTTACAGTTTGAGCCTATTCGTGATAAGGATGGTAACGTGCATAATGTGGATATTCCCTGCCGGAATCTTTTGTTTCTTTCTATGGCAGGTAATTATGCTACTGCTATGGGAATAAAGAAAGTGGCATACGGTGCTGTGGATTTGGGAAGTTCATGGTTTGACGGTGGTTATCTTTTCTATGAAGAGGCAAAATATTTGTTTGCCAAGTCTTATAAGATTAAACTTCTTGCTCCGGCAATGAATGTGCCGTTTGTAAAACTGGCTAAGAAATTAAGTACGCTAGATTACTCACATCTTACTTTTTGCCCCGATGGGGAAAACGAAAAACGCAATTGCGGAGTATGTGACAAATGCCAGAAAGTAATAACTTCATTACGTAGGGAAAAATGGAGCGCAGAGTTCTTGAAGAAGGTAATGAGTTGAGTAAAAGAAAAGCCACTCTGTTCTTTTCCGCATCATCCGTAGGTGACTATACCACATTACGGGATTTCGGTATAAAGGACACGTTGGTTTCTTATTTCTACTTGAGAAAGTCACTCAAATTTTACCCACCGCAATTGGAGAAACAACATAAGGAAGGTGGTATATTTATGACGGACTCCGGAGCTTTCTCCTTTATGGGTAAAAAAGTGGAGCATAAAATGACTACCGAAGAATACTGGCTTCCTTATTTGGAAGAATACGTGGCTTGGTTGCATGAAAATAAAAAGTTTATATTTGTCGCTGCAAACCTTGACTTGGACATGATTGTAGGTAGGGAAGTTGTTGACCGATGGAATGAAAAATATTTCAAACCGCTCGAAAAGGATATAAACGTAGTATATGTGGTGCATCAGGACGCACAGGGTGACAAGACTGGTCTGTTACGCCTTAAAGAGTATTGCCAGCAACATAACTACGTAGGATGTAACCAGACTATGAAAGACAATGCTGCCGAGATATATCGCATTACAAATGCCTATGGAACAAAAGTACATGGGTTTGCTTGGACCGAAATGAACCTGTTGCAAAGATTCCCTTTCTTTTCCGTGGATTCTGTAACATGGTTGGGAGGTACTCGTTTTGGTACTACTTATAACTATGACGGGAAAAATTTCAGCACCATTGACTACAAACATAAGTACAGAAGAAAGGCTAACCGTATCAAATATGAGGATGCCGGGCTGAGTATGGAAGATATACGTGGTGAAAAGCGTATTCCTATAAATAACATGAACTTGCTAGGGTGGTTGGGATTCCGCAGGGAATTTCTTAAAATCGCTCACTGCAAGCTAAAGAATAAACCTGTTTTGTATTACGATAAAACAAGAAGATAGTATGGCAACTGATACAATTGAAAAAAGAATCGAGGCTGTTCGTGGTACGGAGGATGCTGATTTGTTGAAAAGACATTTGTGTCCTTTCTTTGAAAAAGGGGGTTATCCCGACTGCATGACTTGTAGAAAAACCGAGGATAATCTTCTTGACTGTCGGGAGTATTATCTTAAGCGGATAAAAACTCTCCCTATGGATATATGGTGTGAGGACTTTGACAAGTTTATTGTCAATACCCGTGACAAGGTATCTGTAAATGAGATTATAGGCGTAGGAATGAACTGCAATTCCTGCTACATTTATGACAAGTGTCCTATGTACAGAAAGGATTTTGCCTGTGGTATAGACTGGGGTGACAAGAAACCTGCCACACCTGCCGATATGATGGACTTCCTTATTGACATCCAGTATGAAAGAGTAAGAAGAGGTTCTGTTATTGAAAAGGTTGACGGTGGTGTCGCTGATGCCGGACTTTCCGGAGAGATTGACCGCCTTAATGATTTGATGGCTGCCAAAGCCGAACTGGGAAGAGAACGAATATCGGTAAATATCGAGGCTAAAGGTGCTGCTGGGGGTGCTGCCACTTCTGCCGGCGGTGGTATCTTATCCAAAATATTCGGAGGTGCTCCCAAGGAAATAGAACAACCGTCCACCATATCCATTCCGGCAAAACCGTCCTCACGTGAGGATATAGTTGATGTGGAGGAAATAGTGGAGGAAAAGGAAACCGAAAAAGTTTCACGTAAAAGAAAACGGCAATGAGAAAACCGAAACGCAGACTACATTCTACGAAATATCATAAGAAACCTAGACAGTTATGGAGAACAAACGTACCCAAGAACTCTTCCACTACTTAGTGGGGAGTTCTATTGAATTTAGAGTTCCCAAAGGTTACGAAAAGCCTTTGAAATCCTTGACCGGAACTAAAAACAAGATTGTAGAAAACACACGTCTGGCTGAACTTGCCGGAGGTGTTATATGTATTTCTCTCTTGGGGGAAATGGCTAACTATTACCGACACCAGACTTACTACCCTATGGTAAGGGGGAATATCACGCTGGGAAGATACTACGAACGTATAAACGACTACTTGGATACTCCTACCGAGGAACGTGCCGAAAGACTTATAGACCTTTTGCGTAGTGAGAAACCTAAATTACGTGATACGATTGTAAATGCCATAGGATATTTTTGTGGTATCTACAAAAGTAAGAGAGAAATGTTTTCTCCTTACCTTAACCGTTCGGAAAAATTATTTGTCTTATCATTCTAAATATAACCATTATGAAAATAAACTGCATTTATCCCGGCTATATGGGTGAGGTAAACCGATTCGGAATCGGTATGCCCTGTACTTTTATCCGTTTATCAGGATGTAACTTGAGATGTTATAAGTCAACCAAAGGGGTTCTTTGTGATACTCCGGAGGCATTGGAAATGAACAGTGGAACTGAAATGGGACTTGACGAAATACTAGCCACGTGCCATGATATAGGGCATAACATCATTTGCCTTACAGGTGGTGAACCATTGTTGAAGCGCCCAGATATTCCTAAGTTGATTACAGACCTCATTCAAGCTAACTTTCTTATCGTGGTAGAAACTAACGGGTCTGTTTCCCTAGCCAATTATGCTCCTTTCAGAAATTACTATGGTGACATGGGCGGAGAGTACGTAAATCGTATATCTTTTGTGGTTGACTATAAACTAGGCAGTACAGGAGAAACTACAAAAATGCGCTCGGAAAACTGGGTGCTTATGGATGAACACGATTATCTTAAATTTGTCATAGATGATATTTCCGACTATGAACAAATGAAAGAATGGATAGGTGCACACCCGAAATTTAAAGGTAAAATAGCTGCCGGACTTATGTGGGGTTCAAAACTTACTTATGCCGAACTTATGGAAAACCTATCCAAGGATAACCTGTCAAGTTTTGTCATATTGAATATGCAGGCACACAAGATGGGATGTATGTATGATGTGTTCAAGAATCAAATTAATAAAGTATATATTCCAAAAGACTTGTAATTAAGAATATTATTTGTATCTTTGAAACGGAACAGAATTTCGTAGTTGACGTTTCAAAAATGTGTAATATTTAAAAGTTTAACAAAATGGCTAAAATTGAAAACTTAACAATCCTCAATCCGGCAGATAAGACACATTTGTATGCTGTTGCGATTGGTAAGGGTGCTCCGGCTGATGTTGACGATAGATTGGTTACGGACACTCATGTATTTAAAGTAGGTTCACAGTACACTGACTTGACTGGTAAGAAACTCTATATCCGTGTGGATACCAAAAAGGCTGTGGCTGATTGGGCTGAAATCGGTGGAGCTGGCAGTTAAAACTTGTTTGTTTGTGCAATAAATGATTGTAATTTAATTGGTTTTTGAAAGAGGAGCTTGAGAAAGTTCCTCTTTTTTTGTGCCTATTCGGATAAATCTATTATATTTGCATCGGTCAAAGCAATAAAGTCATTTTTAAGCCTATGGATGTCCTGCGTAGATTAGTTCGGTTGTATGCACCGTTTATCTGTACTATAACAGCCTACATTCACGGATACAAATTCTTGAATGGTTCGCTGACAGACAGCTTCGTGTATAATTGTTCAATCAATGCAGGATTTTCTGTGATAATGGTTCTTTATGTTATGGCTACGGCAAAACGTATGTGTATTTGGTACAAACTGAACTTGGGATGCCTGCTAGGAATCTGTGCCTGTTCGTTCATCTACAAATACGTACCTATAAGCGAGGTTGTGTACTTCTATGCCGTAACGCTTCTGTCCGGCATAGGAATAATTTTCTTTCTACTCACTCTTATTACTTACATACTTTTCAAATCGGTATAAGTACAGATATTCACCAGCACAAGGATTACTTCAAGACCATATTGTTTTATATTGGCTAATGAGAATGGTTTGTGGTTCAATTGTGCAATGTACAGAAGTATAAAATCGCGGAGCTTACAGGACTTACACGTCCGGGTGTATGTATTATACGTAATAACTTTAAATACAGGCGTAAGCGTTATTTTGTGAATCTGAACTATGAGAGAGTTTACGCTAAAGTGTTCGACAGTAAAGAAAAAGTAAAGGGCTAGTAACTTATTCCTTTCCCAAGAGAGAATGTTTAGCGAACTTTGAACCAATTCCTAATGAGAGGAAGATTTCTAAAAATTATCATTAAAAACTTACTATTATGACAGCGGAAGAATTAATGACCATCGCTAACATGGGTAAAGGAACTGACATGAGTTCTTACGAACATTTTATGATGGCTGAGAAATCAGCTAGACGACCATCAGGTGTTGGTATCGCAGGTCTGGCAATTGGTAGTACCGCACTCCTTGCAGCCGTAGGCGCATGGATTTTCGGTGGTGTTTATGCCAACTCACAGAGCAAGGGCAACCAACGTGCTATTGATATTCTGGCTACTACTGCTTTGGCAGAACGTGCTGAGAGAGTTAACCACCAGAATAACCAGACTCCTAACAATCTGGATATTATCCGTATCATCACTAATGCACAAAGTGGAGCAGGCGCAGGAGCAGGTGCTAATGCAAGTGCTTTGGCTCAGGCAGAGGCTTTGGCTTTGTTACTGAACGGTGGTTCCGGAAGAAACGGACAGGTTAATCCTCAACCCGTAGCTTTGTATCAACCGGCTATGCCTTGTTGCTGCAACACTGGATGCGGATGCAATCAGTAAAAAATTCGGGAGTTCTCTAAATAGGGGAACTCCCTTTAACCCGTTTAAACATGATTTGGAGTAACAATAAAGTGAAGTTGGAAATGCTTAAAGGACTGAGAACAAGTAGTAAGATGTCATTGAAGATGTCCTGTCTGGCTATTGCAAACGGTGATTTGAAAAAGGCTACGGAAATGTATGATTTCTTTGCTAAAGATATGCAGTTGCCAGATACCGACCCAGTAGTACCTACTACTTTCCAACAGATAAAGGAAACTGCCGGAACTATTCTCGGATGGTTCAACGAACATCAGGATGATGTTACAAGAACATTCAACTTTATACAATCCATAAGGAAAGGTGAGCCGATTATCAATACTCCGACCACACCTCCCGTGGATATTCCTCCGTTACCTACTGAATAAAATTTAGAATATTATGCAGGCATTTGAAATGAAATTGTTTATCTACGCTGAAACAGAACAGGAAGTAGAAGAATGTAGAAAAGCGGTACATGCATTTATTGAGGAAAATCGCAAAGAAGGGCGTGCAGTTACTGCAAGCAAACTTACCACCGCATTAGGACGATGGAAGTCCAATATGTTTGTAAAGGCAGGAATTATTAATTTCTTAAACAGTTAAAGTTATGGCTAAAGAAGGTTGTGATAAAAATTGCGCTACCTGTGATATAGGTAATAGAGCGTATTGCGCAGTACAGTTAGGTCTGAAAAATCAGGAGCTACTTATGAATATGCAGACTATTATTTCAGGGTTGATTCAGGTTTTGACCCCTATCCTAACACCGGGTAGCGCCCCTATACAGTCACCGAATTTGGGCGGTGACGTACCTGCCGAGGAAAAACCCAAGGCGGAAGAAGCCCCAAATAAAAAATAAACCTAATTGAATAAGGATTATGATTAACGTAACACCTATTGCAATTTCGGCTAACTCCCAGCAATATGCGGTGAGTATAACCGAGAACCTTTGCCAATGCTATTGTCTGAACGCAACGGTTCAACCACAGGCTGAGGTAAAATATTCCGTAGCCAGCCAACAAGTTCTTAACGGAATGACGTATCTTACTATTCTGGCTAAAGGTAGTATTACCTATATGCCTAGAGGTAGTAACCCAAGATGCTGCTGCCGTCCTCTTACGAAAATGTTTACCGAGAGTTTTGATGTTATCTTCGCAGGAGTGATAACCACAGCACCCACATTGACAGTTGGGGAAACTTTGGAATCAGCCGCTAATGTGAAATGTAACGGAAATGTACACGGGTATAACTTGCTTACACCTGTAACTATTGCATTTGCCGCAACCGCATCAGAAGAGGAAACTCCTTCCGTAGCCGTGGCTAATTCTAAGAAATAAGAATGATTGACTTAATCTACATAATGCTAATAGCCGTCCTATTCAACCATTTGGGGCTTGCAGAAATCATAACCTTTCATAGTAAAAAGAACGTGGTTTTGAATTGTTCCAAGTGCCTTACCTTTTGGACGACACTGGGATACTCCCTGTTCATTACCGGGCAGGGGGTTATTCCCAGCCTCTTTTACTCATTCACTTTGGCGTATCTGGCATTATGGGTTGAGCTTCTTCTTAATGTTTTTAACTACTATTACACCAAAAGTTATGGGAAAATATATCAAGCCGAGGACGATACAACAAGTTCCTCCGAAAGTGATAAACTGCCCTAATTGCGGAAAATAAAAACTAGGACGATTATGACTAAAGATGAATTGATGGACAAATTCTGTTCCGTCTTTAATGAGGCTACCACAGCAAATGATGCCGAGGATATTAAAATATCCCTATTGGCGTTTAAAAAGGCTTTCACTGTTCTTGCTGATGTAAATCCGAGAATGGCTAAAGAAGTTCTTGAATGTTATGAGGGTACTCTTAAATACTATAACTTCCTTACTGAAAATGAAGCCGAGGAAATCGTTGCCGCATTTCAGAATCAGGATGGTAGTAAAGGACCCAAATGGCGTGACCCCGATGAGCTGTTTGAAAAGGTTGAGCAACATGATGGTAGGGTTGAATGTGAACCTTACTACAACAAATGGGCATTGTATGTTGCAATGAACAAGGCTGCTTCCGACCAGAACAGTGTTATCTTGAAATGGATTGGCGATGATAAGGACAAATACATTATCGCTTGCTATGACCTTGCTTTGACTGACTTGAAGGACAAAGACCGTCCCTACTGGATTAGAAAATATTTCCATGTAGAAAGTAAATTCTAAAAATTTATTCTAAACGGGTGCTAGGGTGGTTACTGTGAAGTAGTCACCCTACTTTATGGCGTTTTGTAAGATACCTTATTTTTTGTATATTCAACCGTAACTAAAACAAAATGCCATGATAAGTTTAGGAATTATGACTGTCACACAGCTAAGTTTAAATTTTACTGAGGTTATTGAGGAATTTCCCATAGTAGTGCGCAGGAGAATATTTGATGAAATAAAAGTTATCGAAAAGCAGTTTGCAAAGGAGAAACTATGTGGAGAGATTCAAATGAAAACCGACCGTTTCATATCTCCCGAACAGGCTGTTATGTTTCTTACTAAAGCTGCCGGCTGTGAATATACTTATGAAGATGGTCTGTCCTTTAAGGATTTTGCTTCTTGTGAAGTGATATTCTACAATATAGAAAAAATTCCTTTGGGATGCTCGTTCAGTATTCAGAAAACCATTCCGATGAAGAATACCGAGGATGCCTATGTTTTAATCTGTAAACTTACTCCTTATGCTTAGAGAGGGAATGATTGTTACTGTACACCATGATTGCGGAGTGGTTACAGGTCCGTACCGTATTATAGAGGTACAGGGTGACAGTCATACGGAACCGTCTTTTTCTGATGCTGTCGAATTGGGTTCCGATGCTCCAAAGTCCAAGCCTCATTATCATTTGCTATGTAGAAAAGTCGGTGAGAGATACGGTTTCTACCGGCTCATAGGTTATGACGATACATTGCAAGATGTATGGGGTGGCAGTCATTTAGTTATTGAGAATGAATTATCTATTAATCTTATAATGCTATTGATACAATGAATGTAGAAGAAATTGCGTCTTGGGTTCTTTATAACTCAGACCACTATGTTGTGGGTTGTGTAGGTGATGTTCCCAGACGTTCCGGAACTTTTGCAAACGGGCAGTATATTCCCCTTATAAAAGTCAATGATACGTACTATTACGTGAAGTATGTGGAGGGAAATGCAGTAGTGGACTATAATAATCCGTATGAATATGACGAGGGATGAAGTGGGTAAACAACTTGTCAGCCAGTTTACCCGTTTACACACATACGCAAAATTTCTATGTAAAGACCCGGATGTAGCCGAGGAATTATTTCAGGACACCTGTTTAAAGGTACTGGAAAACTATGATAAGTATGAGGACGGTACATTTTTCGGGGCTTGGTCTGCTACTGTAATGAGAAATATTTTCATTAATGATGTTAGATGGAACAGTCGGTATCATTTTGAAAATCTCACTCCTATATCTACCCGTATAGACAATAGTGGCGACCATCTTGTACAAGAGGAAATTCTCGAAACGGTAAGAAAACTTCCGCCTTTTCTGAATGAACCGATTACCATGTACATGAATGGGTTTTCCTACCAAGAAATATCCGACCAGTTATCTATTCCTATGGGTACGGTAAAGAGCCGGATATTCTCTGCACGAAAAATATTGGCCTCTGAACTAGGTGAATACGTATAATCTTTATATATTTGTGAAAATAAAAATTATTATGCTATGGGTGCAGGAGTTGATAACAGAGGGCGAGTAATGCAATGTATGAGCATTGACATCGCCACCAGTGTTTCAGATTCAGTAGTTCAGGCTACTGATTCTATATTAAGAGTATATGCCGAAACTGATGTGCGTCTTTGGAGTTTGGAAAAATCTGATTCCGAGGCTATGGGTGCAGGAGTTGCGATACCTGCCGGCATGGTTGAGTATTTTGGGGCATTACAAGGTGACTTTATTAAAGTAGAAGGTACTGCCGAGATTACTAACGTAAAAACTGTGTAATGGATATACGTAACAAAGAACCTATGTTCATAACACAGGATGGTAAGGAATATGTGGTACGACAGGGAACTGTCGGAGTTGAACGAAAGAGAATCATTTTCTTTTATGACACCACAAGAACCGTTGCCGTAGGATATGCACGGGATTTCTGTCTTGACAGCCCGGATTTATTCTCTGTTAGTAGGGTTATTACCGACAAGGAAGTTTCCTTGAGAGATGTGAAAAAAATCATGGAGAAACATTACAGTGAGTTTTCCCCAGATAAATATGCAAACTTGTTGAACGACTTAGACGCTCTTTAATATGTTGGATAAAAATAAGACTGACTATGAACTTGGGATTAAAGTCCATAAGGAACTTATGAATAATGGTGTTGAAACCCCTTTGGAAATAAGTGCTTCCCTTGATACCGATTCCAAGAAAAAAGTAATTGAGGAATCCGTTCATAATATAATGACCTCATTGGGTTTGGATATGGATGATGATTCGCTTTCGGATACTCCGAAAAGAATTGCCCGTATGTATGTGGATGAAATATTTTGGGGGCTTGATTACCATAATTTCCCTAAGATAACCACTATACAGAATAAGATGCATTACAGTAGTATGCTTCTTGAACGACACATCAAGGTTCACTCGACTTGCGAGCATCATTTCATTCCTATGATGGGTGAGGCTTTTATTGCCTATATTCCTAACAATACTGTTATCGGGCTTTCCAAAATCAACCGTATTGTGGAATTTTTCTGTCGTAGACCGCAAGTTCAGGAAAGACTTTGCGAACAAATTTATTATGCTTTGAGTTATATACTTGATACGGACAATGTAGCCGTTCTCATAAAAGCGGAACACACTTGTGTGAAACTGAGAGGAATTGAGGATATAAATTCTGATACTGTTACCTGTCGTTTGGGGGGAGATTTCTTTGAAGGCGAACTGAAACAGGAATTTTACCAAATGATAGCGATTGGATAATTATTAGGTTTAGGTTAATGATTGAAGTAGAACTTCTGACGTTGTTACTCCCCAGCAATCCGGCTGGGGATTTTTGTTTTGAATACAGTGACGAGGGTACACTGGGAACACACTCTGTAATTATCAAAGGTGTGCAAGAGGGTTCCGACTGGTATTTGTCCGTCCGTAGTGAAATTCCGGGTAGACTGTTATGGGGAGTAAACAGGCACAAGTTTACAGGAAACTCCTATAATGCACTGGTTGAGGGCATAAACATAGTCATTCTTGATTTGGTTAAGGCTGGTTTGCCGGAATACCATGTAATGCTTCTTAAAGGTTGCAAGCGTTTTGTAAAATCAAAATAATTTTGTATATTCAAGTAAACCAATTAATACAAATATGGCACATTCAATAGCTGATTTTATACGCCCATTAGAAAGGGGTTTGAGAGGAAGCGCTATGTGGCTTCCTGCTGGTGAAACAGTGCTTCCTGCCGGAGTAGCCGTAAACGCATATAGAAATGACACATATTTCTTTTTTGAGGTTTCCAAACCTGTGCACGTAAGAAACTCTCCAAGTTCAACTCCTGTGTATATTGAGCCGGGAACATTGTTTTGCCCGAAATTTGATGTTACACAGTATGGTTACAGAAAGTTCTTGCTTTCCGAATGTCGGCTGCTTACAGCAGATGAGTATAAACAATATAGACGTTTACCATTAGTATGAGTGAAGATAAAGAACACATAACAACTATAAATCCCACCGTTTTCGGAGTGGGTGCTTTTTATGATGTCACTAAAAGTTTCATAGTAAACCAAGGAACATACATAGTGGCTCAATTGGGTTCAAGCAAATATATGTTTGAACTGGCTGACCCTGTTGATGTAAGTAAATCCGGAGCAAAGATGATGTTCGTCTACTATGGGAGTGCAATAGCGATGCCGGATGAAACCGACCCTCTGGAGATTGTTGAAATTCCTAGTTTCCCTGTGGATAAGTGCAGGTTTCCGACTAAGGAAGAATTGGAAATATATAAAAGCGCCCCTACATTATGATTACTGAGTTACTCATAGGAATAATAGCCCTTTTGCTGCTGACAGATTTGCTTATTGTCATATTCTTATGTAAGTACGTGAAGTTGAAAAAGCAAAAGGAAAATGAATACTATACGGACTATCTACATAATAATTTAGTCCTAAGAGTTTTCAAGGCTGAATTTGAATTTCAGGCTGTATCTCCCCTGAGAGTTACCAAGATACTTGACAGGGGGAATCTCAATATGTATTATTTATGGATATTATTTGAAAGATGAATATAAACGAAATTGCCGAGCACGCTTACAAACGTGCGCTTGAACGTGGGAAAATTACCGAGGTGTCTGCTCCTATGAAACGGTATGCAGAGTGTACAAATAGTCTTAAAGATGAATTTTGTGAACTCCTTAAAGCTAATGAGGATGTTTCTTCCGAACATATTTCGGAGTATTCCGAAGTTCAGGAAGAACTGGTTGATATACTCATTGTATGCCTTACGGAGTTACACCGTAGAAATGACAATGTAGAAAGAATAATAATGCGTAAATTAGATTATAATGACAAAAGGATTGATTGAAAAACCATCGGACGCTTCTTCAAAGTTGGTGCAAAAGGCATTGGCTGACCAGCGTTCAGTAATTGAAACGTATCTGTTTGAGTATTGTGAGAAAAACAACATACCGGAATCCGAACTGAGAGGACGGTTGGGTATTGTAAGTTGTACCGAGGACCGTTACATCGGAGTTGTAAACTGCACCGAACCGGACAAAATACTTATAGGGGCGAAAATAGAAAAAACGCTTGAAGGATTCCATGTGTCCGTATTCGGTTCCGAGAACCTTGAAAAAGATTATCCCAAAACTCATTTTACTATAAAATACTTTATCGTATGATGGAAACTGCTTTGACCACAAATTACGTAACTGACTGGACTGTTATGAAAGAAGATTCAGTACAGTATGACAAGGAAAACATTCCTTATGTGTATAAGGCTATACTGCACATACAGGCTGAAAAAGGAGTGAAGTATCAGCCCTCCGTTGGAGAAATAAACAGAGTAGCATCTTATATACGAGCGTCACAATGAAAGGTTATTGCACAATCAATTCGGACGCTTCTGTTAATCCTGCTACTGGAGAAGCCGGTTATGCGCTCTGGATTAATTGTGATTTAGTCACTGTAAAAATATGGGCGCCGTTCAAGAATCGCACGTGGGATTCCAATATTGCCGAGATATAGTAAACAGGAAAAAACATACGTATAAAAATGAAGCAATTGAAAGATTGCGTATTGAAATGCAGAGTATTCTTGATAGGAATTTTCCCTCTTATTATGCGAAGAACATACGGGGGCACATGGATATAAAACATCCGAGGTATGCTGTTAACAGATGGTGCGATGAATATGCCCGTAAGGCTAGAATACTGAAAATCTGCGGGAAATCTGTCAATAATAAGACTCCTTAGGTTTGTTTATTTGAATTAATATTGTATATTTGCTCCATATTTAAACAGTAAATATTATGGCTAATATTAATAGAGATACCGTAGAACGTATGAGGGCACTTCTTGCATCATGGACAGTGTTCTACCAACAGACCCATGTATTCCACTGGAATATTGTCGGACCAAGTTTTAATGAATTGCATAAATTGTTAGAGGAGTTGTATAATGAAGCCGTATCAAATTCTGATAGTGTTGCGGAACGAATCAGGCAGTTAGGCTATCCCATCCATCTTACGCTGCCCGAAGCCGCTTCACTTTCAGAAGTTGAAGGCTCACAAGATGCTACTGAACCACGTGCTATGATTGAGGCTACTTTGATAAGTCTTATACAACTTACAAACTTGCAGAACGAAATTTATTCGGACGCAAATGAACAGAACGATTATGTCACTGCGGATTTAATGACACAGCTAAGTAAGTGGAATGAATTGAAAAGCTGGTTCCTTACCGCATGGACTCAAGATAAAATATAGTCTTTTAGTCGGTGTTTATAATTAGCTTTATTTACATTTGCCTTTCCCAAAGCGTTGGGAAGATTAGTTTATTTAGTTTATACACAGAAAGGAGTTGCTTGTGAAAGTGGCTCCTTTCATTTTACTTTAAGGCTTCAAAAGAATGAACTCATTTTTAGTTACATATAAATTGGATAATTCTACGGAGTCGTATGACGATATTAGCTCCAGATTGAAAAATTATCCTAACTGGGCGAAGCTATTCGCGCGTACATGGATTATTAGAACTTCACATTCGTCTAAACGTGTTCGTGATGAGTTGGCTGATGCAATTTAAGGTAAAGGACAAATAGTTGTTATCAATATAACGGATTCAGCTTGGGCGACATATCGAATTAACGATACTATGCTTGATTGGATGAAAAAGAATGTTTAAAGTCAATTTTGATTTTTACATTTTTCTAACACTTCTATGCAAGTGTAATAAATTATAACAATAACTATCATGGAATTAAATGTACTTCAATTTTTGTGTGACGGATGTTTTTACTGTGTATGCAGGGATATCTGTCTAATATCAGAGAGTAAAAACAGCTTCAATGATGCGTTGGAACGCATAAAAGAAATGCTTAGTATTTATCTGTCGGATAAAAATTACTTCCGCCTTCAAAAAATGGGATGGAAAGTTAAGGGTAATTCGGTTATTCCTATTAATTTTGCAGAGGATGAACTTGTAAAATATGCGAGGGATTTCTTAGAAACTGAAATAACCAATTATCAAATTATTAGAATACATGTCAAAATCGAACCCAGAGATTGAATATTCGATACCTTCAAATGTATTAATAGACTATATTAAGAATACTTCTGTTTATGTAGTCTATATGGGAACTGATTTCATTAGTTTTTCAACTGAGCCATTCTTGGGTGGTAAGTTGCTTCCGCCAAATATCCAAATACCTATAAATTTTTGAAACATGAAAACAAATAGAGTACAAGTGAAATTAGTAGTATTTCCTACTAATAAAAATGAGTGGAATAATAACTATTGCAGCTATTGTCCTGCGATAAATTACCCTTTTGGGCGTGCTGATAGCATTGAAAAAGTTGTTGCTGATGTACAAAGTCAATTATTGAAATTACTATGCCATAGGGAAATCTATAAAAATCTTCAAAATTTAGGTTGGAAGATTACAGATACTTCAATAAAAGTTCCTACTTTTACGGACGAAGAAGCTGTCAGACTTACTGAACAGTCCTATGAAATAAAAATTAGTAATCCCATAATTATAGAAATAGATGTTGAAGTTCCATTATCACCAACTGAGGTACTAATGCAACTAAATTATATTTCAGAAAAATGAGTAAAAACCTTACTCAACCACAAATTTGTATTTAAAAGACTCGAATTGATTAGCCCGTTTTGTGCGTGAAAATAAAAATTTCCGCATAAACGGGTTTTTATTTTGGCTGTCAGGTAATTAGGTAGTGGTAATAAGGAGTAATTATAGTAGGGTAGATTATCTAACCAAGCAAATAAGGGGGTAAAACTGCGGTTTTATATGTAACTACATGGGAGAAAATGCGCGGAATCTCCGGAAACCCATTCGCGGGTTAATGTTTTACTATTAATATATCTATATAATACTAATAATAACAATAGATATACTACTTATAAGTACCTTAGACATTATTCAACCACAGCTATAGCTAAGCGGGAAAGGTAAAAGACAGCTTTTTGCTGTGTAATTAGCGGCAGCAGGGTAGAAAATCGGCAGCAGGGTAGAAAATCGCTGTAATTTGGCTAATTGGCGTGTTATTTTACGTATATAGATAATAAGATTATCCATGTTATACCGGAATTTCCTAGGAAACTACTTATTTTATACAGGAAGATTGTCCATATAGGCGTTTTTATTACTCCAGCATAGGGAAAAACGAGGCTTACTTTGATATAGGTAACTAGATTAATTTAATTACGGGCGTTTTTAATTGGCTACTATATATTATACAGAATAACTTTCCGGCGTTTTTGTTTTTCTAATTATATAGACTAACTTTTCCGGCGGTTATTTTTCAGAAAAGAACAGTTACTTTTATCACGGATAGAACATAGATAGGGTTGTTACTTTGAAAGCAATGTGTGTGGCAGATATTTGGATGGAAATAACCAGAGGGATGTGTGGCATTTCGCCTATGGTAGCTCGATTAGACAGCCCCCACCCTTAAATGGAATCGGGTACGTGAAACGAGTCGGGTGGTTGACGTAGGTTAGACAGTAGATTTTGGAACCTGTATTTTTTACTTTGATAAAAATAAAAGTAACTGTGTGGCGTGTGGATGATGTATGGATTGTGTGTGGAACGGTGTGAGTGGTGTGGCTTGTGTGAAAATTGCGGGTTTTGTGTGGCATTTGCATATTTGAAAATAAATACTTCGTGTGCGAACGGGTGAGTGTGCGGAGTTTTGACGGGTGTGAAATATTTCGTATATTTACTTTGATGAAAAGAACTAAATATTGACAATACGATAAAGGTGCAGGGAACTTCGTGGCAATTAATATTAATAACTACTATAACTATAAGGAATATATAATATGATATTTAATATTATTGTCCGGACGTTCCTGTCACTGGAAAACGGAATGAATTTAAATTAGAAACATACGATATATGAAAAAGTTTACTTTTAGCTACTACAACCCTTATGAATATCCGGATGATATTACGGCATTCGGAACGTGTAATGAAGTCCTTGCGCCGTCAATAACAGAGGCGTTTGCCCTTGTCATTGACAATGTTCCCATTGAATGTCTGGAAACATTAGAGATAGACGGCATATCTTTCAAAGGCTATGTAGCTTCAACTCCTTTGAGGGATCAGTTAAAGGACCGATTGTTTACCATGTTCGTTAAGGGAGAGCTGCATCTGCTTTCAGACGAATCATTTAATATCATAAGAAACCTATGAATTTCAGATATACGATTTACAACCGTGTTACCGGACTGCATACGGAAAACGAGTGCGAGGCTGTAAACGAAAAGATGTTTGTCATAACATTACTGGAAACGATGGGTCCGGAAGATTGGCAAAATACCAAAGTCATGTATAAGGATAGTACGGGCGAGATGGTTCCGCTTATGAAGTGGGTAATGAAATACGATTGTTTTAATCTTGCAAGAGTCAAACTGTTTGAAACTTTCGCTACCGGGCATATCCGGATATTGTCACGTGAGGATTATAATTTGCTTGTCAACCTGTAAAACGGTGCCTACCAACGTAACCGTACGTACTTAACAAATATTAATATAGTTACCTTGAAAAAAGTATCTTACTATTTTGTTATTCCGAAAAAAATAACTACTTTTGTATATCGAAATAATAAACGTAGTATTCACCACTAAAAAACAAGAAAGATGAAAAAGAAGTTTAATGCAAAATTAGGACGTATGGTAACTTATAACTTTTACCCAGTAAAAAAATTCGTTATCGAGAAAATCAATCCCAATGGAACACTTGATTTGGCAATAGGTACTTGGAAAATATTACACGTTAAAGTTGAAGATGTTTGTCGCTAAGAATTATTTTAAATGAACCAATTGATTACGACTATGAGAACAAAAGCATTGACAGTGGGCGACTTGATATTTGAAATCCATAAGACAAGCCCTACCATTTCCGTTTACACACTCCGGACACTGAATGAGGAAACACTTTTGAAAATCTACCAGTGGGCATGTACGCCCGACCATTCGGTAAAGATTGTCCGTGACGAGAGAATGTACGACAATAAGGGGAATGTGGTTCCCGATGAAATCGAGGACGAGGAACCGGATGTTCTTGAACCGTATGACATGGAATATCTGAAAGACAAGTCCGAAAGCGGTTTCAAGCTGTCACGCACCGAGGAACATTTCATGATGTGCGTCAGAAAGCTGGAAGATGAGTTGAAACGTCAGAAGGTGAAGTTCGAGTGGTATGGAAGATGGCAGTGCTTCCGCATATACAGGTACGTTTCCGATTCGGAATTTCCCACTTACCGTTACATAGGGTATGATGTTGACAACAAGGATTTCTTCTATGGTACGGAAGACGAGGACATCGAATACGGACGTGATGTTAAAGCCGTGGTGGAAGCCGCCCGTAAATGGCAGACATCGGAAATGGTGTTGAAACAGAAAAGAATAAAAACCAATAAAAAGACAAGAAAATGAAAAAGGAGATTCATTGCACGATAGGTGGTGTGGAGCTGCTACGTGAAGAGGTGGAGATGATGTATTCCCAGAAACTGTACATCGTGGCGTACACAGGCGTGTATCAGATATTGTTCAGTCAGGCGCAGGACCGTTACCACGGTCAGAAGGTTTACAGTGAAAAAGGTTTGTCACGCAGGGGCAGGTTCTACACAATGACAGCCCCACAGGTGAACGAACTCATAGGAAAGGACTTGTTGGACGAAAACGTTTATTGACTATGGATGCTTCATTGTATGCAGTATTGTTCGGAGCGGTGGGCGAAGCCCCCACTCCATATCCGCTTTACCAGATTCAGAAGGTGGCTGATGAGTTCGAGGGTATATTCGGTATCAAGTTTTCCAAGGTTCACGACAAACTTATGAGCGTTGTGTTCAGACTGGTGATAATAGACATATTCGCCTTTGACGACTGGCTGCATGAAAAGTACGGTAACTACGAGGAAGAGGGAAAGTCCATGCGTGACATTGTTACGGAACACTATGGTGAGAAAGGAATGAAAATGATTTTAAACTTAATCGGATAATTATTATGAATACAATTTGTGACTTTATAAGCGGAAGATTCGGGAACAAGGTTCTTATTTCCCCTATCAGAAAATGGTGGATGAGATTTTGGTATGCAGTATTGTTCGTTATAGGTGCTATGCTGCTGGGAATGTTCCTGCAATTTATGACTGCATTGAGCGACTTTATAAACTATGTGGTATGGGGATAGATACATATACGTTTGAAGTGGACGGTGACATGATAACGTTTTTCCGCTCCCCGAAAGGAAGCTATTCGGGAAAGTTCAACAGGATGGTGAAACTGGCTAAACTGTTTACCGGACTTGATTCCATGATGGGGCGTATTGCAAAAAGGGGAGAACTTGTAACACTGAACGCCCGGCTGGCGTGTGCGTGCCGGCTGATGCTACATACGGGCATCCGCATAGGGAATGAATCTTCGGCGGAAGGATATATGACAACCGTAAGCCCCTATGACAAGACACGTGAACCGGAGTTCGTTCAGACCTACGGTCTTACCACCTTGCTTCCGGAACACGTTACACTAAGAGGTGGTAAGGTCTATCTGAACTTCTTGGGGAAACGTTCCGTAAAGAACAGCTTTGTTGTAACCGGCGACCTTGCGACCCATGTGGAGAAAATCAAACTTACCGCACAGCCTCCGGAAACGCTGTTCGAGATAACCGCCTATGAGTTTACCAAGTTTGTCAAGCGTCATATAGGAGCAAATTTCACTCCTAAGGATTTGCGTACCATGAGAGCCAACATCGAAGCGTGGAAATCATTCAGCCGGCATAAGGATGAACTGATGAAGGTTAAAACCAAATCCGCTTTCAATGCTTTAGTGAAACAGGTGTGTACCGATGTTTCCGAGAAACTTAACAATACGGCATCGGTATGCAAGACCAGCTATATCGACCCGTACCTTTGGGATTATATGTATGATGTTGCATTTCCGGAAAAACAAAAATGACATGGAAAGATATTTCTTGCGCTCCGACAAGGACAATTTTTGGTTTGTGCTTATATCCGATAAAGTGGAAAGCTATATGTATAAGTTTACAGTAACCGAAAACGAGCCTCCCAAAATGTACCGTTACGTTGGTAACGAGCCGATTGATTTAAGTACGTTTCATGAAATAACTGATATAAACCAATTTTCCGAACTCATTATTACTATATACCAGTTTGTGCACCTGTTTAACGCTGCACTATCAATTAACAAATATTAATATAGTTACCTTGAAAAAATATCTTACTATTTTGTTATTCCGAAAAAAATAACTACTTTTGTGTATCGGAATAAAACGAACGGTCTATGAAGAAAGTTAGAATTAGCATCAGCATGGTTGACAGGAATACCATGTGTAAGGAAAGTGAAATGAACACCAGCGCAAAGAACGAAGCCGCTTTCATAAACAGGTGGAGCAAAAAACTCGGTGTATCTAAAGCCGCTTTTGAACAAGCCTATTATGTTGACGGGTTTGAAACTGACGGAATAACATCTGAGGAACGTAAGATGCTCAATGATTTATTGAAGCGAAAAAATTGTGGAGCCGTTACCTTTTGCGATACACGGCATATCAACTGGCAGTCATTCATTAAACTTTATAGTAGGGAACTTTGATTCCCTGCTTACAATTTACCAAATGGGAATACAAGAAACCGTAGATTTGATTTTCATAGGATTCTGCAAGCCCCAGTTTTATAAACGTTCCGTATGGAACAAGGCTGTAAGGATATTGGAGTTCCTATGTGACAACACCGATGGAGCCGTTTTCAGACATGATTTCGGCAATGGCAAACAGAAGTACGACAGTATCGTACCAAGAACAATGGAACAGGTTACAAAGTGGGCGTACCTGTATAAGAATAACGCTCCGGCAACAATTAAAAAAGTATCAAACATTTAATCTCACAAAATTATGGAAACAAAAAAATTCATCAGCACAGTAAAAGGATTCAGAACAAGATTCGGTAAAACTCCCAATGTGGAACTTGAAAGAAAACAGGTTGAAGGCATCGTTGAAAAAATGGGTGGAAAGATTGAAGTGTTCCAGCTTCTCAAGGCAGAGAATCCCGAACTTCTTGATTACGTCAAAGGTGTTCTTGGTATTGTCAAGGTGAAACCGGCGGAAGAACCTAAACCGTCTGCTCCTGTATCGGAAGCGAAACCCAAGAAAACCAAAAAGTCGGAATCCATTGAAGTGGCTCCATCCGTTAACGGTAAACTGTATGAGATTGACACGATAAAGAAAACCTGCCATAAGGTCATAGGTGATTTCTCCCAATTGGCTGATATTGTCGATACGGACGAAATGAGCCTTACCACTTACCAGCGTTATCTGAAAGACCGTTATTTCGGTGAGGATGTGACAATCAAGAAAGGGAAACTCCATTTCCGTGGATACCGTATTTCATGTACCAAGGAAAACGGGTTTATGATTGAGGACACAACCAAAAAATATAAGGTTGTAGACACACCGTTCGAGGGCATCCCTACTCCGGCTGAATTGGGAGATTTTTTTGAAACTTCAAGAGTTGAACATACACCTGAGGAACTTGCTGCTGCCGTTGAGCGTGGTAAGGAAGCCAAGAAATCCAAGAAGAAAGCTGAAAAGGAAATCGTGGTTGAAGAGGAAGAAGAACCGGACTTTGACCTTTTACGTAAGAAAGTTCTGAGCAAAATCACATGGATACGTAACGGTAAGCTGGCTGACTTTGACCCTATGCTGTTCGCGGATATGATTCCCTTTAGACGCTGGCAGAAAAACGTGAAGGCTCTTTTGACTGACCTTTCAAATCGCAAGATAAGATACAAGTCATTCCTTAACAAACTGGAGGAACTTACACGTGAGGAAACGTTTGAAACTCCCAGCAAGGAACCTACATATAAATTCGTGGGCACTCTGCTTCCGGAGTTCCATAATGTTGAGCGAATTGACGGTGACAAGATAATCGTTGACGGTAAAGCCATTCCGGCTGTTCCTTTCTTGGTTGACTACCTGTTACACTATTGTCCGGAAGCAATGTATCAGCTTATGCGGTTTGTCAAAGGTGATATAACCGCTACCCAGTTGTTGAAGAATCCCATTGACGTGGATAAGAAAATCGAGTTCAACAAGAAACTCATTGCGAATACCGTGGAGAACGTGAATATCATAAACTGTCTGTTCTCGGCTGTGGATTTGTATGCTCCCCAAGATATTCTTTGGGATGGTGTTGAAGTGGGTGACAAGATTCTTATCCTGCTTGACAAATGGTCTAAGAAAGAGATTACCGCTATTGATGAGGAAGGTATATTCTTCGGACGTGAGGTATTATTGAAAAGTGATAAATGGATAAAACTCGAAGATTAAACAATGAGGGGATTCCCACAGTAAGCCTGTCGGGTAATCCCCTGTTCAAAGAGTTCCTAGTGGATATGGCGGTTCTGCCCAAGTTTGATTTCATGCAGAGATACGGCATAGGAACCAACGCATACTGGGAACTCTTCTTTCAATTTGATTTGGACGAACTTGAGGAAGTAGTCAGAAAGTCTTTAAGTTCTTTGTTCACGGAATCGGGATGTATAAGATTGGACTTGTTTCGCTCCGTGTATATGTTGTATTCTGACAGATTAATAACAATCAATTTAATAAAGCTAGGTTATGAAAAAGATTTTTGCTGTTGCTGCCCTGCTAATATTAACGGGCAGTATGTTTGCCCAAACTAAATGGGCTGCCGAGGACATGGGAAAACTCATTCAGGCTCCTATGGATTCTGTCCGTATGTGCCTTAAAGGTGCTTACCATGAGGTGAACCAATTTAAGGATGATGTGTACTACATCTATTCACGTAGGGATAAGAAAAATGTTCCTGTGATTTTCAGATGCGGAGAAGGACGTGATTCCGTTACCCGTGTATGGTCTGTGGAATTTCCATCCCCTGTAAAGAGCAAAGGCTATAAGACCGCTAGTCTACGTGAGGCATTTTGGTTTGAATATTGGAAACAAGAATTAAAGAAGTAATGCTATGGCACTGAATAATTACGTTACGGGAAACCGTCCTGTCAAGGGTAAGGAACTTACAGTTGAAGAAGCAAAGAAACTGTTTGTCAATTTCAAGGTAAGTCAATTAAAGAAAAAACAATGATAGCGCTTACTGTTATATTAGTAATCTTGGCTGCTACCCGTAAGAAACCTTTTTGGAGGTTCATCTTTTGGATGCTTGCCGTTTTATCAATTATATTATGATTGAACTGAGAAGTTATAATGTAGAACGTATATGGCATGAAACTGCCATCTGTACCATAGGTAATGAGGTTGGTGTACATAAAGAGATACTGGAGAAAAATGCTCCTGCCATACGGGAGATGGTTTCCCAGATAGAAACCGACAAGGACGGGAACGTTCCGTTCATGTTTTGCAATCACCGAAAGGATGGTGAGTTGTGGACACCTTATTTGCAAATAGTTGAGATGCTAATCCGTCTTGGAAGAAAGATTGGTTGTGTGTCATGGGAAGGTAACTTATATTCAGAAACAATAATTCATATAGATTATGCCAAAGAAAAAAGTAACTGAGGAACTCGAAGAAGTTCAACTGGAAGATGTGAAACTTGCGTTGCGCAATAAGATTAACAAGGAGTATGGAAGTGTACCTGCATTTCTGGAAACCGATTTCGGGAAAAGTCTTGGTGGTATGAAAATTCGTCCATACCTGTATGGTACAGGTTCGGTAAACTACACTATAATCGCTAAACTTTGTACTCATTTTGGTATCGGTTCTTTGACCCGTAAAGTAAAAGTAATACGTAAAACGTACTATTATATTAGTAAAAACGGTCTGTAATCGCTTAAAAACACTGTATTTATTTCCCCCTAAATTTCGTAATACTCACTACTTTAATATAGTGAGTATTATTTTTTATTCCTATATTTGTAGGCGTAGAAGTTGCAACAAAAATTTTGTAATGTATGAAAAAAGAAAAAACAATTAGAACTTATCAGCGTAAAACTAAGTCGGGTAAGAGTACTACTGTAAAATCTCACACGGCTAAGTATGACGCTGCTGCGGAAGTAGCCAAAAAGGCTGCACGCAAGAAAGGGGCTGGTGGTGAATTACAGGCTAAGATTACCAAGATGCCAGACCCTAAACTTGAACTCCAGCAATATCTGGACGAACTGAAAAAGAGCCGTTCCGGAGCTTCTTCGGATACTGCCAAGACTACGAAACCTGCTCCGAAAAAGAAATTGAAGAAACCTGTCGGTGGAGGAATAACCGGACTTGAACCTAGAGAAACCAAGAAAGCTCCTGCCAAGAAGCAAACAAAGCCGGCTCCTAAATCCTCCGGATTATCATCCACTGAATTTAAGGCATGGTATCACGACCCTAAATCTAAAGAGGGGAGAGCCGCTGCCAAAAAGCTAAAGGAACAGGTAGGTGCTGAAAAGTATAAGGAGCTTAACAAGAAAGCCAATGACAGCTACTCTTCCCGTGGGCATATCTCACTGTTTAAAAGTATCGGTTCGGACAGTACCTCTAAGGCTGCTCCTAAGAAACCTTTGAAAAAATAAAAGATGTTGGACCTCTTTCCACAGGAAAAGTTATGCGGTCTAAAGCTGATATTCCTGCTAAACTTGCTAAAAGCTATGCAACTTTTGAGGACATCCCTTTAAAGCAGGCGTATGATGAACTTATGGTTGCGTCTAAAAAAGATTATAGGAACTTATGGTTGCGTCTAAAAAAGATTATAGACGTACTGTTGCTTTTCATAAAGGCCATTACTAGAAGAGAAAAATCCCAGTGTTGGCATTATTAAATAATTTCTATTATCTTTGTAGGTGAGCATCGGTAAAACGGTGTTCACCTATTTTTGTACCCAATCGGAATGAAATGCAGATTGTATCTTCTAATATAATGACAGCAGACTATGATAGGAAGTCGCGGACACTTACAATGGTATTTGTAAACCGTCCGAGATGGGAATACCAATATTACAATGTTCCTCTTCCTATATGGACTAGATTTGTAAAGTCTGAAAGCAAGGGAGAATACTTTTCCGCAGTAATCAGAGATGTATATCGTTACAGAAGAATTATAAAGTAGAATTAAAAATCGAATCATTATGGCAACAGTAACTAGAGTATTTGAGTTTGACAGTGCACATCGGGTTATGAACGAGAAGGTGAAATGTTTCAATCTTCACGGACACCGTTTTAAAGTGGAAGCCACTTTTTCCTATATGGACGTAAAGGAAATAGGCTATGCCATAGATTTCAAGGAATTGAAGCGTGTATGCGGTGATTTCATTGACGAGTTTTTAGACCATGCCTGTATTCTTAATCCTATGGATACGGAACTTCTTAAATTGTGCCGTTCCAATAATTGGAAAGTATATGAAATGGGGCTTGGTATCAAAACGGACATAAACCCGTCTGCTGAAAACATAGCCGGAGAACTGTTTACCATATTCCGGAAGTTCTTCACTCCCTCGGAACATGGTATTCAGATTGAAAAGATACGCCTTTATGAAACTCCCAATTGTTGGGTGGAGAGTGACAGCTTCATGCCCTATTCTAAAGAGTGTAACGTTTTTCTCCAAAAATGGCGGAATATGAAAGGTAATATGTCTTATGATATAAGAGAGGAATAATATGCCTGTACGTAGTAAGAAGAAAAAAGAACTAAAGGAACAGGGATACGTGTTCGAGGCTACTGGTAAGAGCGTTTCCGAAATACATACCGAGGAACTGGTAGGTAAAACCGTGGAGTTTGATGCCCACGATGTAACCGCCAAGATTATGGAGTTCGGCAAAGTTCTTACTGGTATTTCCCTGTATTCCTATCAGGAAGATATAGCATACGGAATCATATACTCCGTGATAACTTTTTCGGGTGACGTAAAGACAGTGCTTCTTTCCCGTCAGTCGGGAAAATCCGAGGTTATGGCTTTTGTCATTGATACGCTATGTGTTATTCTTCCGGCACTGGCTTCAATTATTCCCGATTTAGAACAGTTCAAAACCGGATTCCGTGTAGGACTTTTCGCTCCCCAGTCAGACCAGGTTGTCACTACCTATTCACGTTCAATGACCCGACTGAGGTCTGCAAATGCGGATATGGTTCTTACAGACCCGGATATTGACGTATGGCTAGAAAGTGTGGCACGCCTTGAATTGTCAAACGGTTCTTTTCTTGCCGGACAGGTTGCCAGTAAGCAATCCAAGATTGAATCAAAGACGTATGATTTGGTTATTGTCGAAGAAGCGCAGGATGTTGACGACCTTATTGTCAGCAAGTCTATCGAACCTATGCTTTCCTCAACCGCAGGTACTCTTATAAAGGTAGGTACAACAGGTATGACCAAGAACCATTTCTACTATGAAATAAAGCATAACCGTGAACTGGACAGGAAGTGCCTTGACCCACGGGTACGGCATCATTACGAATATGATTATAAGAAGATTATCGCCAGCAGACGGGAACAGTATGAAAAGGACGGAAAGAGATTCCATTTGAACTACGAGGCTGACATCTATCGCAAGCGTGAACGTTGGGGTGAGGAATCACAGGCGTTCAAACTTGCCTACGCCCTTATTTGGGATATTGAAAGCGGTATGCTTCTTACGGATAAGGAATTTAATGGAATCATAAACCGCAAATTGGGATTTCAGGTTCCCAATGTTACCGATTTTGTTGTGGCTGGTTTGGATATTGGTAAATCTCCTGCTGAAACAGTGCTTACCATAGGTAAGTCGTGGAAAGACTTGGATGAACCGTTTAAGAATCCGTATAAGCAGGTATTATGCTGGGCGTGTCTTGGTGGCGCTGATTATGAGGAACAGCATCATATACTTCTTGATTATATAGCCGAATTTAATATCGCCAAAATATACGCGGATTATACTGGTGTGGGAAAACCCGTTGTTGACCGGCTTATGTATGCTTGTGGCGAATACGTGGATATAACTCCATATACTTTCACCGCACAGAGCAAATCAGACATGTGGTATAATTTCATCTCTGATATTAAGACACGCAGACTTATAGTTCCGGCTAATAAGGTAGTGAGAGGAACTTCCGAGTATTCCAAATTCGAGGAACAGATGAAAAACTGTCAGAAGTATTTCAACGGCTCCTTTATGGTGTGCGAAAAAACGGAGGGGTATTTTGACGATATGGTGGACAGTGCGGCACTTATGTGCCTTGCTGCAAATGAGGAAGTGGAGGTTAAGGAGGAAATGGAAGTTTCCGATAACCCCCTGTACAGCGGAATAACTGAAACAATTAACGCAATAAAAAGACATTCGTACTAATGGGAATAAATGTAGGAGGTATGGACCCTACTGGTGGTAGCTACAGCGGTTATCCGGGGTCAAAATATTTGAATGGTGACAGGGCAACTAACGTTTTACGTAGTTTTGTATTGCAGAACATAGTGCAGGACAATAAATGGGAACTTGACAGAATCACCAAATATTACCTGTACTGGAAGTTCTATGACGGGATGCATTATAAGGACTTCAATGACGGGATGCTTTCCTTTAATTATATAAAGGCGTTTATTGATAAGGTCAATATGTTCTTGCTGGGTAATGAGGCTTTCACTTTCCATGTGAAGAGTTTCTACTCCGACCAGATTGACCGTGAACTGGAAAAGATTGCCGAGGAACTTATGATGTATCATTGGGGCAAGTCACACAAATTACAGTTATCCTATGAGATGCTGCAAATGGGTGGTATCACAGGTGACTGTTGGCTTATGTGTGAATGGATGCCGGAAGTTCAGGACAGATATTGCAAGGTTTCCGTTCTTGACAGCCGACAATGTTTTGTGGAATTTGATAACGGCGATTATAATAAGGTGAAATCTTTCTTGGTACGTCAGCCTTTACAATCCGGACCCGACCAGCCTTATAAACTATATGTTATTAAAATGAGTGCGGAAACTATTGAAACTTGGTATCAAGTGGATGTTAACCTTGAGGAAAGTAACGTAGCCAAATACAAACATACCGAGGTTCAAAACAAATACGGGTTCATTCCAGTAGTGCATATAAAGAACAAGCCCAATTCTTCCGGATACTATGGAAAGTCTGATGCCAATGATATTCTCAAGATAAACAAGATTTATAATGAGGTGATGCAACAATTGAAAGCCGTGATTGACTACCATGTTACTCCGACCACGGTAATTACAGGTGCTTCCGCCAAGTCATTGAAAAAAGGCTTAGGTCAGATATGGTCAGGACTTCCTGCCGAAGCCAACGTATTTAATTTAGGATTGGATGTTGATTTGTCCGCTGCCGTTAATTTTGCAAAAGACTTGAAAACCGCAATGCACGAATTGTCAGATGTTCCGGAAAATGCGCTTGGTAAGATTCAGGCTATAAGCAATACTTCTGCTGCGGCATTGCAGATTACCTACCATCCGCTTATACAACAGGCTAACATAAAGGCAATGACTTATGGTGAGGGTATTTCACAGATGAACAATATTATTTTCCGTATTCTTGAGATAGAGGACCCGGATAACAAACGGTTTAAACGGATAAAGAAATTAAGTCCGGATTTCCTTTCCGAAATGCAGGTTGAACCTGTGTTTGCTTTCGGTTTCCCCAAAGATAAGATGGATGAACTGCAACGTGCACAGATGGAGTTACAGATGAAACTTGGTTCACGTAGGGAAATCATGGAACGTATGGGAAAACAAAACATACCGGATTTGCTTAATGAGATTGATGATGATACTGTGGCGGAGGCAGTTTTACAGGCACGCATAGCTGCACTAAGTTCCGCAGGTGGTGAAGAAGCCCCCAGTACGGGTAATGAGGAAAACGTTGATGAAACTCCGGATGAATTTGGTGAAGAACAAGGCAGTGAAGAGTTCTAGGAATTAATTTAAGTAGGTTTTATTTTGTCAATTTAGAAATAATTCCTACTTTTGAACGCTATCAGTAATAAAATAACAAATTGTTTCATTTTAAAAATCAAATGTTATGGCAGGATTGCAAACATTAGACCCTAAAAATCCCGAAGCATTACATGACATCGGGCAAAATAAGGGTATGCAGGTTGGCGAAAAATTCGTCAATCCGGGTACGCCTAGCGCACCGTTGGTTAGTAGAGAACAAATGACCCAAGCCACAGTAAAGGGCAACGGTAATAATGTTCTGAAAGACAACCTTATTAAGTAGTAGAAATCTAATTGTTACTTTTAATCGTAGAAAAAATGAACGACGAAGAAAGAAGAAACGTAAGCATCCCAGAAAGTGTTACAATTAATGGTATTACTTATGTAGTGAGAGATACCCCCGAATTGCAGAAGTTCATGCAGGCTGTATCTAAAGTTGAGAAAAACAAGTTGTACTCCCAGTTTGAGTCTTTAAAGAATCAACTGGAAGATTTACGTAAGGTACAAGTGGTTCCGGATTCACAAGGTAGTGGTGCTGGAGTCAATGTCAAGGAAATCGTAGAAGCGTTGCGTGGCACATTCGTTACACGTGAAGATTTGGAAACCTCCTTGAAAAATACCATATCTGAGGTAATCAGCCCTGTTATTCAAAACTCCGAGGAACAGAGAAAGCAAGAATTGGAAGCATATCGGAACTCAATTATTCAGGCGCATATCAATGAGTGTATTCCAGAACTTGTAGAGGGTAATTCCAAGCAGGAATTGGATGCTTCCTTAGAGAAATCCATCCAGTTACGCAGCAAATATCCAAGTCCTAGTTCCGCAGCAGTATTGCACAGTGAGAGACCTGTTGTTGACCCACTTATTGCAGAACAGATGCGGAAAGAGAATGAAGCCCGTGCACAGGCTGCATCACCAACTCCAAGCCCTGTACCGGCTGCTCCTGCCCCGACAGGTCCCCGCGTTTCAGGTCCTACAGGCGTAAAGAATATGCCAATGTCTGAATTTGCTGCTCGCAGAGAACAGCTTGAGGCAGAACTTCGTGCCACTTATGGAGGTGTAGGTCCTACTCAGTTATAATAAACAGTTTAAATTAACAAGTAAAGATTATGTCAATTCTATTTGTATTAATGCCAATGTTATTGGCAACATTAGGATTCCTGTTCTTTGGTGATACTACATCGGCTGGAGTAAATGAAGGCGGTTATGTGTCTATTCCACAGGCAGTCCCGGGGTTTTTCTTTCGCGGGGGGTTGATTTCTATTCTCGTGAGGTTTTGTACAAGGCACAGCCTCGTTTGCGTTTCTTGCAATTCGCCAAAATCAAACGTGACTTACAGGCGGTAAGAGGAAAAGCCATTGTATTCGTTAAATATGATAATCTTGAAGGTGGTGGAGAACTTGAGGAAAATGATGTTCTGACACCGGAAGGAATGAGTACATCGGAAATTGTTGTTCCCGTTAAAGAGCAGGGTAATGCGGTACAAGTTACTGAATACTTGTTACGTACTTCTATGCTTGACGTACTGGGTGACGCTTCCAAACTTCTGGCAAATAACATGGCTAGAGTATTGGATACTCAATTCCGTGATACAGTATTAAAGACTTCAAATGTGGTTTACGGAGGTACAGCCAAGTCATTGGCAGAAATGACTACGACTAGTGCATTCACTACAAAAACAGTTAAGGATGCCGTAGAAATTTTGGCTTCAAATGATTCTCCAAGAATCAATGGCGATTATTATGTTTGTATCGCATCTCCGCACCAGCTCCGTCAATTACGTGACGACCCCGATTGGATTAATGCCAATACCTATATGGGGCGTAGACAGTTGTATATCGGTGAGGTTGGTATGTATGAGGGTGTTATCTTTATTGAAACAACTCAGATGCCCCATTTAAATGCCGAACAAATCAAGACTAAATACGGTAGCGGCGGTTCTATCCAAGAAGGGTATGAAGCTGTATTCTTCGGAGAAAACGCATACGCATGGGGTGTGGCTCTCGATGTTGAACTACGTGACGATGGCGTTGTCGATATGGGACGTAAACATACTCTTGGCTGGTATGGTATTTGGGGAACCGGAATCATTGAAGAAAAGAATATTGTCAAAGCTCTCTCTGTATAACAGAGGGGCTTTGCCCATTTAGTAACAGTTAAATATTTTATCAATCATGGCAAAAAATAATCCAGAAGAAATCACATCAGCAATAGTAGACACTGAACAGGAAGTTACCGTAATCAAGAAATCTGCAAAGAGTGTTGCATTTTATGCCCTTGAAGATATTGATGCTTGGGTTGGCGGTACTCACTACCAGTTGAGAAAAGACAAGGAACATAAGGTTCCCGAAGATGTGGCTGCTATATTAACTAACAGTCGCAAAGGTTACAGACGCTAATAAATAATCATGGCCCAGTCTAAAGTTACTTTGAATGAAATAATGAAAGCGGTTAGGGAGCTTACCTTTGACCGCTTCATTATTCCTGCTTTCGCTATCAAACAGATAGGGAGCGGGAACTTTATTGAAATTGACCCTAGTTTTGAACCGGAAATTTCTGACCCGAACGTAGAACCAGTCAAGGGAAAGCTAACCTTGTATAAAGTAGCAGAGGGAGAAACAGAAGAATCATCGAAGGAAATTATCGTAGAAATCATTTTCCATGAATACCCTACTATGGAAGATGTAATGGACAAACTTATCGAAGAAGGAATAATCGTAGCATATACTCCGTATTTTAGAGGACAGGAACCGGCTAATTCACTAATCAAAGTAAATAAGGAACTTACAGAGGACTTTACCGCTTTCAGAAGATACTTCTTTTCTGATTCGGAGATTGTGGAAATGATAAGATGGTACTATGCTAAGGTACTTGACATCTGTGACAAGGAAATAAATGACGAACTTATAGGAAAACTGAAACGCCCCAGTGAGAAACACTTGGCTATATGGGTTTCCTATTATTTGGTTGATAAAAGACGTTTGTATGAAAACGCTGCAAACGCTATCGGGCAAACTTTTACTGATGGCTCTGATTATACAGGTTCCGATGGCAACTCATCTCCTACTTCCACCACAGTTCAGATAGGTTCCGTGTTTACTGTTACGGAAGATACTTCCCAAGGGTATTTCTACGAGGACTTCAACCGTGTGGGTTCTGACAATACATGGGGTGACAGGTATTCGTTTTGGTATAAACTCATGCTCTATTTGAGAGGATTGCTTGAGGAAACTTTCAGAGATTATTCCCTACGCAAAGACAATGTGATTCCGGGTTACATACAATTGCAGAGAGAACTTGATTTCCGTGAATACTTTGACAGCTATCCCTTTACTTTATCACCTCTATCAAGAGGTATATTATCAAAAACTCCTTAATATGGAACATAACGTAAAACCTTATCAGCGTCGTTTAAAAAACGGAAAAACAATTACCGTTCGTGCATATACTCGAAAAGGTAAGGATGGTAGAAATAAGAAAGATTCCGCAAGTAAGTCTGCTTCCGGAGATGAACTTATGAAACTTAAAGCCAAATTAAAAAAGTTTGGCGAACTAAACCTTTCGGATGAGGAAAGGATTAAATTGGGTATGCTCCCATATAAAGAAGAACATGAGAAAAAAAGAAATGACTATTACAATACCAAGGCTACCAAAGATGAAATGACTAGATACGCCCGTAAGGTCACTGTGGGTGGTAAGAAATATATCTATAATTTCATGCACGATAAGGTATTTACAAGTGGAGGAAAGAGAATACGTCCGGAAGACCCCATTTTTAAGAAAGTAAAGGATAAGATGTAAAATTCAGTTTGTCGGTTTTGAAAAATGCTAGTAAGTAGGACTAAATTCTTTCAGTATCAGAATATATTTTATAAGAAGTTGCTTAAAACTCCTTATAAAATACAGCTTGAGGTGGTTACTATTCAGAAAGTAGAGCCTACCGAAGAATTTTCTATGGATGCCTTTGTAGGTGACAGTCCGAGAACTTCCAAGTTTTATGAGTTCCAGGCACTATATGAAAAGGAGATTCCAAACCGCACCCGTGAGAAATATGGTCTGCCCAAAGAAGTGAACGGAATTGTTTACTTATCACCTAAACAGCTTGTTCCTAAATTGGGTGACTACCATCTCAATTGGAATAAAACCAAGATTCACTTTGAAGGTCATGTTCAAGTCATTGATAAGATTATTTATTTGGAGGAACTTTACGGTAGCTGCATTGGTTTGCAGATATTCGTTAAGGACGACTTGAAAGGAGGATAAAATGGTACAGGTAAAAACTCATAAGAGAAAAGGACGGAACAAAGTTTCTGTCGTAAGGCGGCACTCCCGTAAGGATAAGGTGTCCGCTTTTCGTGGTGCAAAGGATTTCAGTACGAAACAACGTGATAAACTGGCTTCAAAAGGAGATGCGCTTCCGGATGGTTCCTATCCTATTGCAAGTAAAAGGGATTTGGCTAACGCTATTTCTTCTTATGGCAGGGCTAAAAGTCCGGAGTTGGTAAAACATCATATTATGAAACGTGCCAGAGCATTAGGTGCTACCGATATGCTTCCGGCTAAATGGAAAATGAAAGATGGCAGAAACAAATAAGGACTTGAATCATCCTTGGCCTAAAGTTCCACGCTATCCGGATATTCAGAAGATAGCCCGTGAGGAATCCACTCCGCCACCGGCTTATCGTGAACGTAACGAGATACAGGATGCCCTTAACCAAGTGGGTGGACCACGTGGAAAAACCAAGAGCTGGTATCGTGATATTTATGAATATTACCAAGATAATGAATACTGATTATGGCAAGACTTCCCAGATTACCGAAATCAATGTTTCGTCCTCCACCGGGTTTTAAGAAACCTAAAGTAGAGGACTTTCGTTCTGATATGCAACGTGTAGGTGAGGAAATTGCCGAACAGTTCAAGGAACAGGTCATTGAAAATATTGAAACCAACTATTACGGTTTTGAGCTTGCCCAATCTACCATTGAGAGAAAAGGAAGTGACGTTCCGTGGATTAACTCTCATGAGCTGGTGGATTCAATCTATCGTGAAGGAACTATTGTTTCTGTGGAGGACACTCCACGTGAGGACAGTAAGTTAACCAATTTGCAGCTTGCCATAGTGCAGGAATATGGTACTAAGGATAGACACATACCCCCAAGACCAATTTTCCGGAATACTTTTCGTGATTTTGAAAGTGACGCCAAAGACAAGATGCTATCTTTTTTTAAAACTGGTAAATTTGACAGTAAACATGGCAGCAGAAGTAACAATAAGGGAACATCGGAGGAAGAATAAGAAAGGTGAGTGGATTACCGTAAAAGGATATACATGAATTTGTACAGGTGCTTAATGACAAGTTGGGTAAAACCACCGGACCTATTGTTACCGACAAGTTCATCTCCAAGGAAGAACGTGCCAGGATACTTGATATGGAAGCGAAACGCGGGTATAAACGTTTTGCCGACTACGGGGAATCGGGCAGAAATAAGAATAAAAGACCCAAATCTGAGGGGTTGTCTGCTGCTGAAAGAAAACAAGTGCTGGAGAATGACAGGAGAGCAAAGAAAAATGACGCTTTCTCCCGTGCAGAAAATGCCATAGCCCGATTTGTAGTGAAACATGGTGGTAAATATAAAAAGAAACTATAATGGATTTACTTTTTGAAGGAATATTTAAAGTGTTCAATCTGGAGTACATATTTTCCGTTATCATAGGTACGTACTTTCTGATTAAGCTGGTGGATTACCTTAATGGTGCTGCCAAGGTTCCCACATGGTTGAAAAGAGTAATTACTTTCGGAAACGGTGCTGTTATGTTTTTGATATTCAGAATGTACACTGATATACCAGTACAGACTTTGGCTGCAAGTTATTTTGCGGCTGTTTTTGTTTATGATACAGCGATTAAGTTTTTAATCAAGAAGTTCAACATAGGTTATAAAAAATAGTTATGCTTACATCTATCCGACAGACCCACAGCGAATTTTTCCGGCAATTCCATAATCTGAAAATTATGGTAGGCGACAAAAGTATCACCCTGTTGTCTAGGTATGCTAGAAAGTCCAGCTTTGACTACGTGGAGGAACAGGAGAACCAGATTTATCCGTGTGTCGCCATAATGGACTATACGCCTGTGCCTAGCAGAGATTGGTTTGTGGATATGAAAACTTATTTTGGCGGAAAGGGTTTCTCTGAATTGACAGGATACCTGTACCGCAGACCAGTACGCATGGAATTTCGTTATGATGTCAGCATTGTATCAAAGAGTTATAACGAGTTTCTAGCCATACAGGATTATTTCAACTCTACATTTGTTAGTCAGACAGGATTTCTGTTCAATAAAAAAGTGGTGGATGGTGATGAAGTGGGTGATGTGGTTCTCTATACCGTAAGACCTACTGATATTCCACGTACTGACGGAGTGTATGAGATGAACTATGAATTTACATTGAAACCGTGGATTTATGCTGTCAAGCCTAAAGAAGTGGAACTTGTACAGGCTATTATCCTGCGGAGTAAGATGTTTGAGGAGGAAATTATCATTAATCCGGGTGAGGGGTTCCCGTACACCCTGCCCTTAAATTTAGAATAACCATGCACTTAGATTTACGTAAAAAGACAGGTGACAAGTTCACAGCGGACGAATTTAACCAGATAATATCCGCCATTAATGCAAAAGTGGAACAGGAGGCTGGAAAGGCACTATCTGATGAAAACTTTACTGCGGAGGAAAAGCAGTTTCTTGCTACCTTGGCAGCTAAGGATATTGTCAAGATGATTACTGATGAAATAACTCGTGCCACAGAAGCGGAAGGTACACTGTCAAGTTCTATAAGCAGACTTTCCCAGAACTACCAACCTAAGGAATCAGGAAAAGGGTTGTCTACAAATGACTATACGACTGCTGAAAAAGAAAAACTTGCAGGACTGGCAAACTATGATGATACTGCAATTACTAAAAGTATCAATGACGAGATTACCCGTTCAAAAGCTGCCGAATCAGCATTGTCCGGCAAACTTGATGAACTTTCCAAAGTAGCCCTTGCCGATGTAGGTTATTTTGCCATTGAATATGGGGATGAAGAGAGTTCGTCACAGGCTGACCCTGCTGTCACAATCATAAACCAGCCGTACTATGATTACTTTATGGCTAAATGGGAAGCTGCTAATAAACCTTGTGAGAAAAAACTGGACGGTACTGATTTTGCATATTTACAAGATGATGTAACGTTACGTGCGGACGGTTCTCCAAGTCATTTGGAGGATGCCAATTATTTTCAAGGCGCGGAAATGATTAATTTCAATATCTCTTATTTCTATGATGCCATCAATAAGAAATCAAGAGTATTCTTCAATCTGGATAAGGAAGCACCATGTGGCTATCACAGATTTATTCCCTATGAAAGTATTCTCATGCCCAGATACAACCAATATGTAGAGGGTGGTAAAATAAAGACTTGCAGCAATTATCAGGTTATAAATAACCAGTCTGTTCAGGATTTCTGCAATGCTCTTTCAGCCACTTCTTCGGATATGCTAGGATATACTTGGTGGCAGAACGTTTGTCTTGCATGGTTGGCAGTTGCTAAGTACCAGACAAGAGATATACAGGCCAATCTTCCGGGTATGACTACTGGTCAGGATACTTACGGACGGTTCAAGAATGGTCTTTTGGATTCCAAACATCAGGCTACCGGGCAATGGACTGTTACAGCCACAGAGTACAGTAATACTGTTGCTGGTGAAGTGGCTGCGGAAAGTTTCGAGTTTAAACCTTATAAGCTATGGTGGTGTGAGAACCTTTTGCATGGTGATGCTTGGATACGCTGTTTCGGTGGTATAACTAAGATGACTGACGGAAAACGGTATCTCCATTTTACCCGTGACCCAGAAGTTGCTTCTGTAAAAGCTACTGTGGACGCAAATGATGCTACCAAGTTTGAAGATAAGGTTGAATTGGCTCGTAATCTTACAGAAGGTAGATATATCAAGAAAATAAACGGAATGTACCCTGTTCCCTTAGTAAACAATGGAAGTAGCACTACCTGTTTCTGCGATGGACAATGGGGGTGCAATACTCAAGGTGACAACAATATCCCGATTGTGGGTGCTAATGCGGCCTACGCCGCTCTTTGCGGCTTGTTCGCTCTGAACTTGCACAATGCGGTTTCTGCTCGGACCGTTACCGCTCGGGTTCGGGCTACGTTGAAAAAATAGGTTCTCCTTGAGAACAAATCAGTAGGGTTTGGAGTAATAACAATATAAATACGCAAGATATGAGCGAACACGAGGTGAATGGCCTTCCCGATTGTGGGTGCTAATGCGAACAACGCCGCTATTTGCGGCTTGTTCGCTCTGAACTTGAACAATGCGGTTTCTAATCGGACCGTTAACAATCGGGTTCGGACACATAGAATATGAAAGTTAAGATAAACATTTGTTTTAGAATAAAAATTAGAATGGCTGTTCATCTTGGCAAGTGCCAAATGAAACTTTTCGCTGCCTTTAACCGTTTAGTAGGCATCAACTTTAGTAGTTGGAGTAAGTCCGAAAAGCCCTTGGGGTGGTAACTACGTAGAATTTATGAAAAAAGTTGGTCTGTTGAAAAAGAAGTTCCTGTCTATGGAAAGATTGATTGCTATTGTTGAGGATATGCACTCTAAATCTTCCCATTGGAACAAATATCTCCGTAAGGAATGGAAAGACTTTGACGCTGATATATCAAAGAATCTCCAAGACTTGTACAATGACTTGAAATACGGTACGTACAAGCATGGTGACTATTATGTATTTAAGAAAATGGACAGCGGTAAAATCAGGGTTATCCATTCCGCTACTCCTAGAGATAGGATAGTTGACCAACTCCTAGCCGATATATTAGAATTTGTATTCATGCCCAAGTTACAACGAGGGCATGTTTACGGTTCTATAAAAGGACTGGGGCAACATAAATGTAGACTGCGTGCTATAAATAAAATCCGCAGACAGAAAGATGATGTGTTTGTAGGCTCTGCCGATATAAGACAATATTATCCTACCTGTAATCCGGATACGATAATCAGAATCCTGTGCAAGTACATAAAAGACAAATGGGTTATCTCCTTATCCAAGGAGTTCCTGTCATTGGATTATGTCGTACTGGGAAATATCTCGTCTAATATTTTGGGTCATATTAATTTGCTGGATATTGATTACTCTATTGTAAGGAATTTCAAGTGCGACTATTTGAGGTTCTGTGATGATACAATATTTATTAGTAACAATAAACAGGCTGTTAGGAGTGCTGTTACCTACTATATGCAGAAAGTTACAGAAGGTGGACAGACTGTAAAACCTAACTGGAGTATTCACAAAGTTTCTGATAAGAATATGGTGGACTTCTTAGGTGTCCGAATAGGTGTTACACATAGAAAACTTCGGAAACGGAACAGGAAAGAAATCGAAAGCAGGCTTTCTGAGTTGAGGCACTCTTCCGACTACTTTGAATGTGAACGTTCTTGGGCAGGAATGAACGATAGTTTCAAGAACATCAATATGTCTAACTTAATAAATTATTGGAAAGATGTCTATCCAGACTTTTTTGACAGATTACAGTGGGCAAAAACAGCCCATGCTAGTGCTGCTGCGTACAAACGGAAGCACAGGAAAATGGAGATTGAACTTCAATCAGCAAAAGATTGCAGAACCTACAAAATCCCTTTCTTCGGAAATGCCGGATTCAACTCTGACGGAACAATGGCAGTGCTGTTTCGTACCATCGGACAACACAAGAGGTGTTGAGGCTTCCATTGGTGAAGCTCCTAACTGGTACTCTTTTGTTCCGTATCTGAGGTTGGGAGGACTTAGTGATGAAGAGATAGAAAATATCAAAAATGAATATAATGAATTTGTTTTAAACAATCCGGATATTTTTATCTTTTAGGAATTTGTCTTATAGAAATAATATAGTATATTTGGAAATAAAAAGTAACTATTATGGGAAAAAAGGATACTAACGAGGTTCAGTCGGTACAGGAGAAAAAGAACAAAACGGTTCATAACCGCGGAAATTTCCGTATTGAACTATCACATAATGGAAAAATCTATGTGTTTCTTCCGGGTAAAACCACGATTGTGCCCAAAGATATGGTAATTCCCACGGACTTTAATAATCTCCATATAGAACAATGAATAAGATTATCGACAGTTTGGAAGTAATGTGTGAGAAAGATAATCCGCAGGATAGAAAACTTCTCTTACTCGCCCATTTGGTACAGGATTCCGTAAAGGGTCTTGCCGAGCGTCAGCAGGAGTTACAGGGAAGTCTTTCTGAAACAAACAGGAAACTTGACAGTGTGCTTGAGGCTATAACCAAGTATAAAAAAGATATGGACAATTGTCCTGTGTATGGTAACAGGGAACTATTTGATAGGGTTAAATTCCTTATCAAGAACCCAAGATTATCACTGTTTATTTTCTTAGGCATTATTTCCTTATTGTCGGGATTGTTCGGTTCAAGTGTTATCAGCATATTAAAACTAGTGTTTGGAGTATGATAATGAAAAAGAACATTACGGTTATTTTAGACCCTGCTCATGGTGAAGATGTTCCGGGTAAACGCTCTCCCGATGGTGTGCATAGGGAATACCGATGGAGCCGTGACAGGGTTAGGGAACTGAAAGTAATACTGGAGGCAATGGGATATGAAGTTTACAAGACTACCGATTCTGAAAATGAACCGGGTCTTTCCAAACGGAAAAATTTCGCTTCCAGTCTGAAATCTGACAAGCCCAAACTGTTGTTATCCTTGCATAATAATGCGGCTGGAAACGGTTCTCAATGGATGAACGCCCGTGGAATCGCTGTATATACAAGCAAGGGTGTTACCAAATCTGATGTATGTGCAGACTTTATTATCGAGAAGTTCAAAAAAGACTTCCCCGAATTTAAAGTCAGAATGTACAAGCCTACCAATCTTGAAAAGGATTTCGAGGAAAATTTTACCGTTCTTATGGGGAACGGCTATATGGGTGTATTAATTGAATGGTTGTTTCAGGACAATAAAGAGGATGTTAAGGAACTTCAATCCCACCGTACTAACAAAAGGTTTGAAGATTCACTCGTAGAAGCCATCGAATCAATAAACGACTATTTCGGAAAAGATGAAAAATAAGAAAGTTGTGATATTATTTTTGGCTGCATTGGCTGTTTGTGCATTTATATTTATTATATTTGTGCCAAAGAGTAGCGTTACCTCCAGTTCTCCACAGATAACCTATGAGGAATACTTGGAGAAAATAAAGGTTTTGAATGACACTATTCAAGAGCTTAAAGGTGATGTAGCTAAATTCGAGGCTGAAATGGTTCTCTTGAAAGAACAACGTGTAGTCTTGGAGCAACAAATCGAAATAATCTTGAAGGAATATGAGAAAAAGGATTCTGCTATTGCTAATGGTGATTGGGAGTACAATATTAGGTTTCTCTCAGACTACTTATCCGAGATTGATTCATCTCGGACCCGACACACTACTGGCAATAACCCGACAGCAACTCATTGATATTAATCATACAATAAATAAGGCTATCCATTTGGAGGAAACTAACAAAATTCTCCAGATGGATTTAGCTATTTCTGATTCCCTCTCTTATTTTCAGAACAGTATTATTGAAAAACAGGATTCTATTATAGCCATTACTGATAAAAAGTACATGGAAACCACCGCTTTATCGGATGATTTACAGAAACAAATCACTAATAACAAAAAACGGTACAGGAGAAACCTGTATAAAGTGGGAGTTGGTGCAACACTTTTGGGAGTTGTCCTAGGAGTGATTTTAAATAGATAATTAATTTTAAAAACAAGAAAAATGGCAAACGTAGGTTTAACAATTACCGAGGGTGTAAACAATGGTGTTTCCCCTTTTAGAGATGCTTCCAAAAGAAACATTGGTCTTGCCGGACAATTTAATCGTGGTGGTGCTTTCAAGGCTACCAAGATTACATCTATGGAAGATTTCAATGTGATTTTCGGAGGACAGAATGATGCTTTTTATGGACCTCGTATTGTTAAGAGTATCTTTGACGAAGCAGGGGATGCACCTGTTACCCTTTACCTTGCCAGAATGGTGGCTGTGACCGCAAAGGCTGCTACGGCTACTGTGAGTTTGGATTCGGGTTCTTCGGTAACTATGGTGGTTAATGCGGCCTATAAAGGTACTCCAGACCCCGGAGCTTGGGCTAACGGAATCACTGTTACCCTGTATTCCTATGGGTCACTGGTAAGAGATATGTTCTCTCTTATCGTACAATACAAGACCAATACTCCCGAACAGTACAATTACGGAACACTGGCTGAAATTCAGGATGCAGTAAACAAAGTGAGCAAATATGTTACTGTTACTTTCAATGGTGAAATTGAAAAAATGAAATTCAATGATGTAACCGGCACTGTAACCGCCAATACTTCAAGCAATGAAGTTACAGGTTCGGGAACCACATTCACTTCATTGAAGGCCGGAAACGTCCTGTATGATACCAATGGAAAACTTGTGGGTACTATTTCGGCAATATCCTCAGCGACAAAACTGACACTTACCAGCCGTGCCATTACCGCTGTGGAAGGCGCTGCTGTAAAGGTGCGTGAGGATAAGACATTTGTTGCCAAACTCGCAAACGGTGTTGACGGTGAAATCACGGAGAACGATTACAAGCCGGGAGGTACTACGGACAGTCCTACGGGTCTTGCTGCGTTTGACGGATTCGATGTTCAGATTATCGGAGTAACTGAATACCACTCACTTTCTATGGCTAAAGTTCTTCATGCTTATTGTAAGGAGCAAAAAAACGCCATAGGTATCTGTAATTTGCCGTTAAATGCCGATGAAGGTACTGCCGAATTGTACGCTATGGAGTTCCAGACTTCGGGCATTAGTTACTTGTGTAGCTATATGGGATGGTGTACGGTTCCGGATGATAGCGGAAACCCTGTTATGATTCCTGTAATGGGTCCTGTATTGGGTGCAGGATTTATCCGTACTCCTTATTTGCAGGGTGACTTTATCCATATTCCACCGGCAGGAATTGACTCCCTGTTCAACAATGTTATGGAGATGATTCCGCAAAGACTGTCACAGACGGTTATTAATAAGCTGGTTCAACAGTTCTCATGTAACATTATCCAGTACGTTGAGAATACAGGGTATTACATTGGAAGTTCCCGTACTTATTCTACCAATGATTTGTACAAGAGTATTCATGTGAGATTGCAGACTTCCTACTATGTACGTTCACTTAATTCCAAGATGCGTTTCTTGGAACAGAAACCGAATACTCCCGAACTTAAACGTGAGGCTCTTGTGGAAGCCAGAAACTTCTTCAAGACCGAATATGATAACGGTGCTTTGGAAAGAAGCGTTGATTTTGACACTGCATACCAAGGTATCTGTGACAAGAGCAACAATCCCAATACTCAGGACAGAAAATTGCTTAACATTGATATTTTGTGGATTCCTACCGAATGTACGGAAAGTGTCCATATCTCATTGTTAAGAAATGACAGTGTATTAACAACAACGGAAACGGAGGAATAATATGAAACCACAGAAACCACAAGATGTATATGTAGCCAACGGGTGGTACTTGAACATTCCTGTTCCCGGCATTATGAGTGATGCTATCTTTGAAACTTTGGAAGGTATGCAGAAACAGTCGGGTACGGTAGAAACCGTGGATGCAGGAACAAACCGTAAATACAAGTTCTCCACACAGTTGACAGATTACGGAGAAATGACGCTTACCCGTTCATACCAAGGTAACGTTACTGACCGTGCTTTGGAAATACTGGTAAACCAGATGATTGAAAACGGACTTAAATTGCCTGTTCAGGCTGTCAAGATGCACAACGGAAAGGAAGTGTTCACTATCGTATTCGAGGGGTTCAGATTCCTGTCCGCAAACTATCCTACATTCGATATTTCCAGCGAAGAGAAATTCACAGTTTCCTACGGAGCTACCTGTGATGGCTGGGATATTATTCCAGTAGGTGCGTAAATAGTAACTAACTTAAAAACACTAATCGTAATATGGAAAATTTATTCTTTGAACTGCCCGTAGGATTAAGAATCAACGGTGAGATTCATACAAACGTAGAACTGTTATCGACTAATGGTGTTGCTGAAAAGATATTTTTGAAAAGATTATCTGAAAAACCCTATACTTGGCAGGGAAATGTCGTTTCCGCAGCCGTAAAAAGTATAGGGAACATTCAGATTGGAGCCGAAGTACGCAAGAAGTATCTTGAAGAAGGCTCTGTTACTATTCCGAGTGCCGTTAGAAAGTTACCCATGTCCGAAATCAATACCCTTATGGTTGAGATTCACAGAAGGGTGTGGGTATCTTTCTTTCCAAAACAGGAAATAATCTGCAAGTATTGCGGAAAACGTCTGCTTGCGGATATTGATTTGGACAAAATTGATTATCTGCCGGAAGTGAAGGAAAGAATGGAAACCATGCCCAACTACGATGAGATTCCAGTTAAATTGAAACGGGGTTTCCGTCCTCCCGTACTGCCGAAGATTACAACAAGAGAAGAGTATGCAGGCATAACCGAGCGTACATACAACCGCTTCGTGTTCAGACCTCCATTGCTTGAAGATGCCATAAACCACGAGAAATATTTTACTGATAGCATAGGTTTTTGGCGGCGTATAGCAATGAGTTGTCTTGAAAGAATCGAGTGTGTGGACAAAAAGGGAAAAGTAACTGACGTGCTCCCCTCTGAATTTCATACCTACTACGGACTCAAGATGTTCAACGAGTATCTGGATGGTATTGACTTGAGAACTATCCGAAATGAATTGATGGAATATCTTCCTACTCTACCTTTTGCCTATTACGAGCCTTGCGGTTGCTCGGAAGCCCGTGAGATTCCTATGGTAATGGACGTGAGCAATTTTTTCTCGGAATGACGTTTTCTCCGTCTGATTATCACTTTTGGCATAAAGAGTACCCCCAGTTTACCCAATGGGCTATGCAAAAGGGTGCTCTTTTTTTACCTAGAGAAACTGCGGAGGAACAGGATAATCAGTACGATTTAACGTCAAAGGCATATATTCTTATGAAACGTCTGGGTCAGGACTATTCCCGTATAATGTGTATGGATTCTGAGGAAAGGGATAAAATATTCCGCATGGAAATGGACCTTATCAGAAAGGAACAAAAACAAAATGAAGAAAAATAGTTATGGCAATACCTAGAGCAACATCGGGCAACAATTCCCAATTCACGTATGATTTCGGAATTACCATAGCCCAAAGTACAGTAAACAAATTGGTGAGATTGACTGGTGCTACGCTTACGCTGGCATCAGCCTATTATGCTTTAAGGACTAATGCCGAGAAGTACGTTGACACATTACGGGAAAATTCCCTCCGCTTCGGTGGCATCCTCTCCACCATGAAAGCTATGGAGGCGGCTCAGAACAGACTTATAAAAGGACAGTCGTTCTTCTCCGTTGACGACCAGCTACGAGGCATGAACTCTCTTATGGCTGTGGGAGTGAAAGTAGGGGAGAACTTCGAGTTTATAAACAAGGCGGCTCATGCTACGGGAAAATCCTATGCACAGTTCGCAAACGCCATATCACAGGGAATACAGGGAAATATGCAGGCTCTAGTTGATATGGGTCTAATGACACAGAGGTCAACAAGGTACTTTGAAAAATATCGTGCCAACACTATACAGCGCCAACAGGCAGTGCTTAATTTCGTAAAGCAACATAAGGGATTGCAGGAACTAATCAAAAACGACTTTCTCACAATACAAGACCAAATGAAAAGGTTAGATGCCAATATGAAGGGATTCCTCACGGGTATTGTGGGAAAACCGAATGACCCTAACAGTCTTTACGGGCAAACTGTGGGCGCTCTTAAATCCGTGGCTGATGCTTTCGCACGAAATTACCAAAGTATCGTACAGTACGGAAAAGGTGTGGGCATAGTTCTCGGCTGGGTTGTCCGGCAAATCGGTCATATAATGGTATGGTTGGGCAGACAGGCTAAACAGGCGGTTAACTTTATTTTCGGTACAAGTGAAACCTTTGTCGAAAGAATGAGGACACTTGTAGTCGTATTGGAGTTTTGGAAACTACGGGTTGTTTCATTTTTCAAAACATACAAGGAGGAAATAAAGACAGTTCTTAAATTGCTTATCGCATATCAGGCTTTGAAGAGTGTGTTTGTCATAAGCAATGCTGCCATTGCTTCCGTAAAGGCTTTCCGTGCCGCACTGATGGCGATTCCGTTATTTGGTGGAAAACGTGGGGTTACTCTTACCTTGGGTAAATACCTTACAACATTTTGGAGCAGATTGAAACTTATCTCCCGTATTGTTACACAGACAGGATTCAAAGCAGCCCTTGACACGTTACTCAGCATAATGAAAATAACCGCCACAGGAAAATTCGTAGGCGGTATAGGACGTTCGCTTCTCTTTGTCG